CAAAACTATGATAATCCAAATCAAAGATTTTTTAATGGTGCCAGCGATGTAAAACATCGCGCTATGGTACGTCAGCAGTATGGGGAGAAGTAAATGGCTGAAGTAGAAGTAGGTGGAGTTAAGTTCACCGGGGGCAAAATGTTTGCTGTAATAACTGCACTTAGTACACTAGGTGGAGTAGCATGGGGAGCATTTGAATTTTATAACGACTACCGTAATATGAAGGAGCAAATATCAGAGTATGTTGCTCCAGACCTAAGCGGTATCAACGAGCGCATTAGTGTTATGGAAGAACAAGTTGTAAATGCTGTAGATAATACACGCACAATAAAACTTGATCTAAAAAGAGATATTCAAGGTATCGAAACACAAGTTGATAGAGTTGAGAAAATTGTTAAAACAACGCAAGATTCTATAGACGATACATTACGTGAAGTTGAAATTGTAAGCAGAGAATCAGAGAAAGATACTAGAGATAGGATGCGAGAAACTGAGGATCGTATTGATGCTGCAATGCAAAAGTTAGAGAAGAAACTTGGAGATCAAATACAAGAGGCACTAGATAATCCTTTAACTAATAACTAAATATTTTCGTAATGAAAATAGATAGAGCTATTATTATACGTAGGCTACAGGTTCCTATATCCGTCGAGTATGCAGATATGTGTGCAAGGTCTTGTGATGATCAAAACCTTGAATATGAATATATGGAAGCTATAGAATTTTTACAACCTAGAGAAGCTTTTAAGGCAGTAGGAGCAAAAAAACAAAAGACATATGTGAATAGGATGGGAAATTGCTGTGCTCATGCATCTCATATTAAGTGTTGGAAACGTATTATTGAAATTGGCAAACCCTGCATTATACTAGAACACGATGCTATTGTCAAAGGTAATGTAAAAGATATACATATTCCTAATATGTCAGTGGTTACATTTGGTCATCGTGTAAAAAATATAGAAGACTACAATCCGCCAGCACCGGCAAGTGATCTTGTGCGTATAAAAAGATCTATTGGATGTCATGCTTATGCAATTACTCCTCAATCTGCTGAGTGGTTATGGAATGATACATTACGTACTGGAATAGAGAAAGGGTTAGATCAATATTTAATGATGATGGTTCCGACTGCACTTCCGCTTTATGTTTGCGAACCTCCCCAAGCGGTGTGCTTAGAAAGAATATCAACGTCTAAATTTTCTAAGTCAGACGATATTAATGCAGATGATAGACAACATCCTATAAAAATATTTCCACAATCTATTACTAACGGTTGGAAAAAAGGATTAAAAAGTAAAAAAAGTGGTTGACATTGTTTGTAATGATGTTATAGTTAATACATAAGTTAGGCGACGGCCTAAGTTAGATAGTGCAAGGAACGGTGTTGCGTAGTGACACAACTTGGCTAGTAGCTGTAGTGGCAACATATGAGTGTAGAGATACAAAGATATGTTTTTGGAAGTAACTATCCGATGCTAGGCTCCTCCGAATATGGCGAGAGCTACTAGGAGGTTGTTGGTATTCTCAAATTCCAACCTATCACATTATTATTAAAAGCTCGATACTTAATTGTGTCGGGCTTTTTTTGTTTGTGATAAATACTATTGTCAGATAGTGTGCCGCAAGGCGGACTTATGCTGCACCACAGCGTAGCACCTAGAACGTGCATCGGACTTCTAAAATAGGAGAAACAAAATGGGAAGACCACTAAACAAAAGATTATTCGGAAAAGCAGGCGTAGGACCTACAGCCGGCGGCAACGAAATTAAAGTAAACTTTCACAACGGCACAGCAGTCAAAGAAGGTTATATTGTAAAGCAAAAAGGATCAAAAAGATTCGTATGTGAAGAAATTGGCACAGCTGGATTATTTACTTGTACGCTAACAACTGGCAAATTGCCAGCAGCACTAGCAGAAGGTGAAATGGCTATTGCATTCAAAATGGATGACGGTGAAACATACACAGTAAGTAAAATTGCTGGACGTAAAGCAACTTTATCTGCTCCAAGTGGAACAGGTGCAAACGCATTTGACGGAAAAAGTGTAGCATGGAACTTTAGTACATCTACAGCAGATGGCGCAGCACAAGTTGAAGAAGCAGGCGACGACAACACATTAGTCGGTGCAGACGATACAGACTTCACAGAAGACGCATAAGCATATAGTTATGGGGAGTTTGTTCTCCCCATAATTTATTAAGGATTAATAATGGCCAAGTATGTAAAAACTGACGGAAATTACACTATTAAAACTGGATCACCGGGACAAATTACTTTGGACCCAGGGTCAACAGGGTTAGTACAAGTTTCTGGTAACTTAAAAGTACTTGGTACAACTACAACAATAGAATCTACAATATCAACTATTAATGACAATATTTTAGTTTTAAATGCAGGTGAAACTTCAGGTAGTGTTACTCTTAACTCTGCTGGTATACAAATTGATAGAACAATTTCAGACGGATCTAGCGGAAATGACGTATATTGGGCATATCATGACGATACAACTGACCCAGTAAATGGAAGAGGTTTATGGAGAGCAAGACACGACGGTGGGGACTTTGTAGGTATAGCAACAAATCATATTAATTCAAGCGGAACAAATCTTACACTTATTAATTCAAATTCCGGTGTAGTAACTGTAGGAACCTCATCGCAATATGAAAACAGAGTTACAAGTCCTAATCATATGCCAAACAAGAAATACGTAGACGATGCAATTACTACTGCATTTGCAACTGTATTACTTCCTCAAATCGGTGATGGTGTCCTTACACCGTCAGGCGTAGTAGTAAGCGACTTTGAAACTTCTGGTGCAGACAGTCAGATAACATTTAGAATTGATGATGTAATTGTTGCACAGGTATTTGCAGACGGTTGGGAATTTGATAAAGTAAGAATTACAGACACAGTTATTGAAACTATGTCAACGGGCGACGATGATTTAACACTTAAAGCATGGGGTGACGGGTCTGTAAGAATTGATGACGTTTTGTCTATTAATAAAAAGGCTGGAGGATATACACCTAGTGTACCAACTGACGGGCTTAGATTATATGTTGGAGATGAATATACAGGAAAATCTGGATTGTATTTCGTAAATGAAAATCAAACTAGAGATGAATTAGTAAGTAAAAATAGAGCACTCCTTTTTGGAATGTTATTTTAAGGATATAAAATGGCAATAGTAAATGCAAGATTAAAAACAACTCCAGTAGATATACTTGATCCAGATGGAACAGGAACTCCTGTAGGAGCAGTACCAACTGGAAAAACATACGCAATTACCAATATTTTAGTTTGCAATAGTCATGCAACTGATGATGCAACGTTTTCGATGCATTTAATTCCATCAGGTGATCCACTTGATATACAAAAAACAATAGTAATAAAAGATTTAACATTGCCTGCAATGGAAACATTTACTTTTGATAGTGAAAGAATTATATTAGAACAAGGCGATAAAATATCATTTACATCAACTCCTGATGCAGGGGGCGGTGACACTAACTTAGCTGCAACAGTGAGCTATATGGAAGTATAATGCGATTAATAAAAGCACAAACAACTAATTTGAGAAGTATTGCTGGTAAAGGCGTAAAATACGATATTGATGATCAAGTTATTGTGGATAGTCAACGTGCGATGAAAGTACCATCAGGTACGTTAGCACAGCGTCCAGGACAAGCTGGAATTATTACTGCTTCTGCAAACGGACAAGTAAGATATAATACAAGCGATAATCAATTAGAAGTATATCAAAATGGCGCATGGAGAGAAATAAGATTCAAAGAACCTAACCAAGATCCTGGTATAATTTGGCAAAATTTAGGAACTGGAGACGGCACTGAAACTGTATTTGGAGAAGTAAATAGCGGCGACACAGATTTTGCTCCGCCCCACGCTGCAGAACATATTTTAGTTTTAGTAGAAAATGTTATACAAATTCCTACAACTAACTATACTTTAAAGCAAACTACACAAGTAAATGCAACAGGGCCAAATAATCCATATACGGAAGTTGACACCGGTTGGTGGATTGAATTTACAAGTCCAGTACCTTTTAGTAAACCTGTAACTGTAATTCACAACCTAGACAAATAAATACAGTATCAGGAGATACTAGATGCCAGAACCACAAACAGGCCGTATAGGTGGCGGCGTACTTAAAGATAACTTATTACGCAACGGACACGACTTAAACTTTAAAAATCAAGTGTCAGATGTCCCTATCTTGCACTTAGATGTAAACAATATGCGCATTGGCGTAAATAATGATGCGCCTGATTTTGATTTAGAATTACCAACAGATCTTCAATCTACAGATTTAATTTCAACAACAACAAGTATAGATACATTTGATATTGCAAATAGTGCTATAAACTATTTTACCGGTTCAAACATGTCTTTAACAGCAGGACAAACAATAGAAGCAACATCTATAGCAACTGATAATTTACTTCTAGATTATAATACAATAAGCACTAGGACAACAAATACAAATATAGAATTACGCCCTGCTGGAGCAGGAACTGTTGATATATATTCTGATTGGGATATAACCGGCGCTCTACACTCTACAGGAAATATTGTTTTTGGAGGTAACCTAACATTAGGCGACAGCGACGAGGATGATGTTACTTTTGAAGCCGATCTAAATAGTGATTTAATTCCTGATGTAGGAAATACTAGCAAATTAGGTAGTAGTACTAAAAAATGGTTAGAAACGTATACTAAAAGTTTGTACAGTGATATAATTTATTCTGACAGAATTGTAATGACAAGCGGTGGAGATTTACAAGCACGATCCGGAAACATATTCTATGTAAGTACGCTAGGCAATAATACAAACGTAGGTGATCATCAGCACGGAGCTTTTAGAACTTTGGCACATGCATTGTCACAAGTTGATGCAAGTTCCGGAGGCCCTGTAACAATACACATTTATCCAGGTGAGTATGAAGAAATATTTCCGTTAGTTGTACCAGAAAGAGTAACAATTAGAGGACATGATTTAAGAAATGTAATAATTAAACCAACAGCTGCAACTAATACAAACAACGCATTTGAGTTGAATCAAAATTGTATGGTAACTGATGTTACGATCAAAGATTTTTATAGCCCAGGCTATGCATTTACTTTTGCAGCTGATGCAATTATTACAGATAGATCACCTTACATACAAAACATTACAGTTATTACAAAAGGAAGTGTGACAAGTGCAAGTGACCCAAGGGGATTTGCGCAAGGCGATGCAGGCAAAGGAGCATTAATAGACGGCTCAGTAGTAAACGCTGCAACAACAAATCCTAGTATGCTATTTCATGCTGCAACATTTATTACTCCGGGCGTAGACGCTATAACAATGACAAATGGTGTTAGAGTAGAATGGTTAAATTCGTTTACTTATTTTGCTAATATCGGATTACATGCACTACAAGGAACACTAGGCAAAGCAAATGATGGTACAACGTTTGGAGCAGAAATAAGATCAATTGGTTCAGCAAGTGTATACGGTAACAAAGGAGCAGAGGCAAACGGTACTGATACTCTTATGTATCTTATTGGTCATAACTTTGCGTATATTGGCACAGGCAAAGATGTAACTAATGATAAAACATTAACTGTTGAAGCAAATGAAATTACTGAATTAAATTTAGGAAAAATATATAATGTAAGTACTGATGCTACAGGAAAATTTAAAGTAGGCGATTCATTTTTTGCAGATTATGATACTGGCTCTACAAGTTTAGCAATTGATAGTGCAAACTTTTCTGGACTTAGCCAAATACAAATTAGAGATAATTTTGATGTAACATACCTAGATGGATTACGTATAGACACAGGCAGTATTAGATTAACAGGAAATACTGTAACAACTACTGATAGCGAATTAGAAATAAAACCTACTACAGGTATTTTAAATTTAAGTACTAATCCTGGTTTAGTTCTTAGTAACGGTCCAGATATTGATAGAACAGATGTAACAGGATCAGTAAGGTATAATACCGATTCCTCATTATTTGAAGGATATGCTGCAACTGGAAATATAAGCTTCGGTGGCATTTACAGCGACGACAGACAAACTAGTGTTGATGCACATCCTACTAATAATTCTATTTTGTTTAGATCTAATAATGTATTGCAAGCTACATTAGATAGCACAACATTATCTTTAAATAGCTTATCTAGTGGTGATATTATGTTTAGTAATAATCTAATTACAACAACTGATAGCAATAGTGATTTAGACTTACGCTCAAACGGAACAGGCAAATTAGTTTTAGATGATTTAACTATTAAAAATGCAACTATAGAAAATACTTCTAATAATAATGTAATAGTCGAAAGCACAGGATTAGGATATGTAAAATTTGACAGTACTACTGGACTAGTTGTTCCTTTTGGCAATACTGCATCACAAACTCCAACTCCTACTTTAGGTGAAACCCGCTGGAATACAGATGAAGCTTATCTTGAAACATACAACGGTGAAGATTGGCAAAGATCTGCTGGTGAAGATGGCACAGTCAACGACCAAACTATTAGAGATTTAGTAGATCTTTACATAATGGTTTTGGGCTAAAATTATAACCTAACACCCCATAATACTTAATTTTTGATAAATATTATTAATGCAATAGTCGACCAACCGTTGCAGGGTCAGACTGTGGTTAGCCAGCAAAGAACCGTAAGGGTGAGAATTCGGCTAGAGGGACAGGATCCCCGTATTGAGGAGAAGAGATGGCTATTGGTCGAATTAGTGGACCGCTCTTAAAGGCAAACTTACTTCGTGAAGGAGTAAATCTTGCATTTGAGAACGACTTATTATATCTAGATGTTAATAACAGCCGTATTGGTATTAACAATGCAGCGCCTCAATATGATTTAGATGTTACTGGCACAACCAGAACACCCACACTCAACGTTACAAATTCTGCAACACTAGGAGATATTACTATTTCCGATGCAGGAATATCTACTACACAAGATATATTAACACTTGGAACATCAGCAACTAACAGTGTTGTATATCAAAATAAATTACACGTAGATGACTTAGAGTTAATAAACAATCAGATTAAAACTACAGTGTCTAACTCACCGTTAGAGTTAAGACCTAATGGCACAGGTACTGTAGAAGTTTATGCTAATACAAATGTATACGGCGATATTAATGCAACTGGTAGCATTACAGCAGATGGTAATATTACTATAGGTGATGCAGATACTGACAATGTAACATTCAACGCAGAAATTGCATCAGATATTATACCAGATATTACAGACACATATGCTCTTGGATCAAACCCAGACACAGCAGGTAAACAATGGAATGAAGTGTATAGTAGCACAGTATATGCTGGTACTGTCCAAGCTGACGAAATTGCAATTGACGGAATAGATTTAAATCTAAGACAAGGTAATATATTTTATGTTGCTGAGAACGGAAACGATGTAAACACAGGAACACATCCAAATGACCCGTATGCTAGTATATCACAAGCGTTAACGCAAGCTACAGACGGCGACACAGTACATATATATCCCGGGACATATCAAGAAGTATTTCCAATGACAATTCCTGCAGGAGTTACAGTCAAAGGTCATTCTATGCGAGGTGTAAACATTACACCTACTGCAATTACACAAAATAACGATGCATTTTATCTTAATGGCGAAAGCACCGTAGAAGATTTAACAATAAAAGACTTCTTTACAGGTTACGCATTTAAATTTGCTACTGGGTTTACAGTTACTTCAAGATCACCTTATGTAAGAAATGTTTCAGTAATTACAGCAGGCTCCACAACAACAGGCAGTGATCCTAGAGGATTTGATTCTGGTGATGCAGGCAAGGGTGCATATCTTGATGGTGCTGTAGCAACATCTGGGTCAAGAGAAGCTGGCTGTTTATTTCATAGTGTAACTTTTATTACGCCAGGAGTAGATGCTCTGACTATTACAAACGGTGTTAGAGTAGAATGGTTAAACTGTTTTACTTACTTTGCAAACAAAGGATTGTATGCAGTAGACGGCGCCACAGGACTTAAAGGTACTGGTAAAACTGCTGTTAGAGTAGACGGCTTAGTTGGAACTATAGCTCCGAGTCAAACTTTTTCTTATTATGATACTGACGGCACTACTTTGCTAGCAAGCGGAACTGTAGATTCAGTTGATGCAGATAATAAATTTTATGTAAACGGCAATTTGTCAGCGTTACAAGTAGCTACAGAAAGAAGTGGAAAAACTGTTACTAGGTATCAAAATCCTGTAACAGACACAGCAATTAAAAAGTTTGGTACAAGTAGTTTAATATTAGATGGTACTGAAGATTACGTAGGTGTTGCATCTAATAATGATTTTGGGTTTGGAACAGGTGACTTTACAGTAGAAGGATTTTTCTACTTTGATACAGTTACAGGAGTGCGAAGTTTATTTGATTTCCGTTCTGGTGCAGACACCGATGTTGGATTATATTTAAATGTAGATGCAGGTGTTCCTAAAGTTTATATTAACGGAGCAACTGTGCTTACTGGATCAACAACACTCACTACAAGTACATGGTATCATGTTGCTGTATCACGTACCGGCACAACAATGAAAATATTTGTTAATGGTACTGAAGAAGCAACAGGAACTGTATCAACAGACTTAGCAACGGCTAAACCATTCTTAATAGGAACTAAATGGAATGCTTCAGCAGAATTTTTAGATGGCAACATAGACGAAGTTCGTATAACAAAAGGCTTAGGAAGATATACATCTAGTTTTGGAGCAGTAAGTTCTGCATTTGTTAGCGATACAAATACAGTATTACTATTACATTTTAATAATGCAGATGATAGTTCAGAAACAATTACTGATGACGCAACACAATCTCAAGACCTTAGGTTTAGCGGCGGAGCAACAGCTAATTTTGTTACACTAGCAGATAAAACTGATTTTGGCGGCGAAGTAAGATCAATAGCAAGTGCTAATGTTTACGGCAATTACGGAGCATATGGCGACGGTAGTGGTATATTAATGTACTTGATATCACAGAATTTTGCATACATTGGTACAGGAAAAGAAGTTACAAATGATACAACAGCAGTTGTGCAAAGCCAAGAAGTTACTGAATTAAACAATGCTAAAATTAGATATAGCTCAGTTGATCATAAAGGTGACTTTAGAGTAGGTGATTTATTCCATGTCAATCAAGAAGACGGAACAGTAGACTTCACCAGCAGCGAATTTAATATTGACACAACTAGTGGTTTAACTATCACTACTGGATCTAGTACAACAACGCTTACAGGGACAGAAATAGATACAGGTAATCTAAGATTAAGTGGAAATACACTTAGTAGTTTATCAGGAGATATTAATTTAAATAGTGCTAGCGGCAATATCAAAGTAACATCTACAGGTAGCTTACAGCTGCCAACAGGAAATACAGCTAGTCGTCCTACGCCTGCAAACGGTATGATTCGTTATAATACAGACACAAATTTATTTGAAGGCTATAACGGAAATTGGACAGCATTAAACGGTGTATATGATTTAGATCAAGATACATATATTACTCCAGAGCTTACACCAGGAGCAAATGATGATACTATTAGAATGTATGTTTCAGGCGCAGAAAGATTAAGTATAAATGCAACAACATTAGAAACACCTAGAATTGATGTAGATGATATATACATTGACGGCAATGTAGTTGGTATAACTACAGCTGACACTAATTTAACATTATCTGCAAATGGTACAGGAGCAGTTGCGTTTGATAATGTTTCATTTAAAGACAGCACTATTACTAACACACTTGCAGACAGTCCGTTATTGTTTCAACAAACAGGAAGCGGATATTTTAAAATTGAAGGTACAAATGGATTTGTTGTACCTGTGGGATCAAACACAGAAAGACCTGCCGCAGCTTATAGAGAAACAGGTATGGTTCGTTTCAATACCCAGCAAGCGTACTTAGAAATATATGATGGTACTACTTGGGTTTCTGTAGCAGGTACTTCTGGATCGATTAGTTATTCTGCAGCAGAAGAATTAGCAATTGAATATGTAATATTATTAGGATAAAAAAATGGCAACAATATTTAAAAATAAAGTAATTAAAGACATTGGTGTACTGCCAATTGTAGCAATAGAAACAGATTCAGCTACACGATCAACTATTATTGGTTTTAATTTAGCAAACTTAACTGAAAATGTAATTTATGCTAATATTTTAATTAATGACGATACAAGTGTGCAAGGACATTTTATGAAAGATGTAATGGTTCCTGCTAATTCTAGTTTGAGGGCGTTAAGTGCAGGAGAAAAATTAATTCTTGCACCGTCTAATACTTTGCTTGTGCAAGCTGATCAAGATGATTCTTTAGACGCAGTAATTAGTTACGTAGACATAGTATAAGGGGAAAGTAATGACATCATATTTAGGACAATCGCCAGAAGAGGTACAAAAGCAAGTAAAAAATAGATATTTTTACGGTTTGCGTAGAACAGACAAGGGCGAACTTTTCTTAGGAAAACTTGACCAAATGAATCATAGTGATAGTATCCAAATTAATAAGCCTGGAGTAAATACAAGTGACTATGATAATTTTGAAAGAGGCGCAGATTTTTACGAAGGCCGAAACGTTGCTCACGAACCAGTTTACAGTAATTTAAACTACGAACAATACAAATGGGACGAAACAAATATTTGGTATTATATAGATTCAGAAGGTGAGCTAGTAGCAAGCATTAATAGATCACACACTTACGATGATAATTCGTCAACAAGTGGAACATAATTGGAAAATAAAAAATGGCAGATTTTAAATTAGACAGAATAAGATTTAATTGGAAAAACAGTTGGGCAATAGCAACTGCATATACCAAAGATGACATTGTACACTACGAAGGCAGTACATATGTTGCTCTTGTAGGACACACTTCGAGTGCAACTTCGTTTTATGATGATTACGGAACATATGTACAAGACCTTACTACTACTGTAGGTAGAAATACTCTTGATACTGCAAATGTATTTTATGTTAACGGACAAGAAAACCCTGCACTTGTATTAAAAAGAGGATTGACATATGTCTTTAATTTAGATGACGCCACAAACGATACACATCCGCTTTTATTCAGTCCTTTAGAAGACGGCACACATGTAAATGGCGGCTTTAGCTATGACGATGATGTTGAATATTACATTAATAAAGTTCAAGTTACAAAGTCAACATATATTTCTCAGTTTACAAGTGCAACTTATAGAGAAATAAGAATTACAGTTGCAGACGACAATATTAATTTATTTTACTATTGTAATGCACATACAGGAATGGGTAATTCAATCGATCTTTCTACAGACGCTAAATGGGAACTCCAAGTTCCGGGAACAACATGGAGCGGCGACTGGGCAACAGGTATTTACTACGAATTTGGAGACGTAGTAAACTATAATGGAATAGTTTATGTATGTTTGTATCCGCATAATAGTTCTGGTACTGATACTAATGGATTAGAAGTTGACCAACATAATTGGACAGCTTTAGCGAAGGCAATTGATTATAGAAATAACTGGTTAACTAGCACAAGATATAGAGTAAATGACGTTGTCAGATACGGAGGTAGATTATATCGTTGTACTGAAGGACATACAAGTGCTGATAATCAAGAATTAGGATTAAATCTAGACATAGCAAAATGGTCAGTATTTTATGATTCTATATCTTATTTACAATCATGGGCCGACACTACATATAGAGTAAATGATATTGTAAAAGAAGGCGGAAGCTTGTGGATTTGTACAACACATCATACAGCAACTACGTTTGCAGCAGATCATACTTCCGGATATTGGTCATTATTCCTTGATGGATTAGAATTTGACAACCAATGGAGTGATACTAGTTACTATCAAATAGGTGATGTAGTTAGCTATGGCGGTTATAATTATAGAGCAAAAGCTAATAGCACTAATGTAAAACCACAACCGTCAGATACTGCTACATGGCAACAGGTAACAGAAGCCTATAAGTTTAGAGAAGATTACGGATATGATAGTGCTTTAGAATATTTTGTAGGCGATACTGTAAGACATAATGGTAATTTATATACAGCAATTTTAGATAACACAAGCATAGAACCGCCTAGCGAACCGCATTGGAAGATGGTTATTCCTGGTACATACTGGACAGGTCAGTGGTATGCTGATATAGAATATAAACAAGGAGACCTTGCAACATACGGTAGCAATACTTACAAAGCAAAAGTTCCGCATTTAGGATCTACAGATAAGCGTCCTGATACAGATTATGCTGGCGCTGGCTATAATTGGGAACTGTTTGCTGAAGGATTTAGTACAAACGTGCTAACTACTCGAGGCGACTTAATCACATATGATAATAATCCAGGAAAGCTTAACAAACAAAGATTTGGCAAGGGCGGTGAAGGAACAATATTATCAAGCACAGGAACAGAATTAGAGTGGACTGCTGCTGATTATGTTGCAAAAGTTTATTATGTTTCAGCAGACGGCGTTGACGGAGCCGCTAACGGAACAAGTTTATCTGCTCCATTTGCAACAATAAAATATGCAGCTGACTTTATAACAGCCAATGATGCAACTACAAAATTTAACACTGTACCTTACGATATTACAGGATCTATAGATCAATATGTGCTACAAACAGCAATATCAAAAATTGCATCAAGTGTAGATATTACATCTACAGCTCCTAATTTATCTGCATTGCTTAATTCTATAAATCCTAGCACAGGACTTGTATATGCAGATGTTAATGCATCGACTTCAGTTGAAGCAGGCGATACCAGTGTAGCATACCGTTACGAAAGTCAATCTACAGGTAATACAAAAGCACAAAACGATGCTGTGAAAGATATTATAGATGCTATTGAATCAAACTTAGAATTATATACTGGCGAATACGTAGTAGATAATAGTATAAATTTTTATGTAACTTATTCTACATATCCAAATACAACTATATTTGTTAAGACTGGCATATATTCAGAAATACTTCCTATTAGTTTACCAAGAAATTGTGCATTAGTAGGCGACGAGCTTAGAAGCACTATCGTTCAACCTGCAGCAGGATATGAACAGTCAAAAATGTTCTATGTAAATAGTGCTTGCGGAATTAGAAATATGACATTACAAGGGTTATCAGATGTATTGGGTGCTGATAATGCATATCTAACAAGACGTCCTGTTAATGACTCGTGTTATGTTTCATTAGACCCTGGCACAGGCCCAGCAGATTCAACAAAATGGATTTATAAATCGCCATATGTACAAAATGTATCAACGTTTGGAACAGCATGTACAGGTCTTAAAATTGACGGCGACTTACATAATGGAGGATATGACTCGGTTGTAGCAAATGACTTTACACAAGTACTAAGTGACGGTATCGGAGTTTGGGTAACTAATCTAGCTAGATCAGAACTTGTAAGTGTATTCACATATTATAATCATATTGGTTATCTTGCAGAGGACGGAGGCAAAATAAGAGGAACAAATGGTAATAACTCTTATGGCAAATATGGGTCTGTAGCAGAAGGCGTAGACAACACTGAAACAGCTATTTCGGCGCAAGTAAACAACAGATCAACAGAAGCACAAATAGCTAATGTAATTACAGATGGTGAAAACATTCTTGCATTTGAATATTCAAATGCAGGTGAAGCATATACAGCAGCTACTTATGGAGTAACAGGTACCGGAACAGGAGCATCTATTACAAGTGCAAATGTAGTCAACGGAGGCATATTCCAAGTAAGATTAACCGGTGTAGGCGAAAGTCCTTTAGGAGCAGGATATGTGCAATTGCAAGGTAATGCACAAGACGGTCCTGTTGATGTATTAGGTAATATAAAAATATCAGCAGCTGATTCAAACACATATGATAATTATGCAGGAATGCGTATTGTTATTATTAGTGGGGCAGGCGCAGGACAGTATGGATATATTACAGCTTATGACATTGCAACAAAAGATTGTGTAATTGCTAAAGAGTCCGACGGCGTATACGGTTGGGATCATATGGCACCAGGAACTGCATTACAAATACCAGATAGTACTTCTAGATACCAAATTGAACCTAGAGTAATTGTTCCGGCACCGGCCTCAGGAACACAAGCTTTAATTAGACTAGATATATCAGGCGGCGGGCTAGGAGAGTTTAAAATTGTTAATCCAGGAAGCGGCTATACTGTAGGTGTACCTCCTGTAATTACAATAACAGATCCAAATAAAACTGCAAACGGTTCGTGGACAGTGCGAGTAGGCAACGGTGTACTTACACAACCTACATGGTCTAACAGAGGTGCAGGTTATGTAACTGCTCTTGCAACAGTGTCCGGCGACGGGTATGCAGACGAATATCAAATTGGTAAATTTATACATGTAACTAACATGGATAATCTACCAGGACCTGGAGCAAACGTTCAGTTTACTGGAAATGATACAATTTATAGACTTGTTGACATTGATAATGTTACTGGAAGTTTAGGCAATCAAGCAGCAACGCTAACTGTAAGTCCATTAATTTCAGCAATAGAATCTCCCGAACATACAGATTCGGTAACTATTAGAGAAAGTTATAGTCAAGTACGATTAACAGGACATGACTTTCTTGACATTGGTTCAGGAAACTTTGTAGACTCTGATTATCCTACTAGATACTTAGAAGGATATACATCTACTAACGAACCTACACAATCTTACGAGGCAGTGGATAGTGGCGGCGGACGAGTGTTCTACACAAGTACAGACCAAGATGGTAACTTTAGAGTGGGCGAGTTATTTGAAGTAGAGCAGGCGACTGGTATTATTACTTTGAATGCGGACGCATTTGAATTACAAGGTCTAGATGAACTAAGATTAGGCGGAGTACGCTTAGGTGGCACAAGTGCAACAGTACGTGAATTTAGTACTGATGCAACAATGAGTGCTAACAGTGACGAAGTAGTGCCTACACAAAAGGCAGTAAAGGCATTTATTGAATCAAGAATTGGCGGCGGTTCAGCCAATCTTACAGTTAACGGATTAGTTGCTGGTCAAATACAAATACTAAACAACAATATCTCAACTGAAACAAATAGAATTAATATCGACGCTGATTTATATTTTAAAAATGGCATCGACGGAACTTATTTACAGCAGGCGTTGTTTTTAGGGAACGGATAAATATGTATAATAAACTTGTTGGAGTAACACATGGCAGAATTTAAATTAGGTAGAATCAGATTCGTATACAAAAACGACTGGAATGCTTCTACTGTATATTATGTAGATGACGTAGTAAAAGTCAACGGAAAAACCTACATTTGTGTAACAGGACACACAGCAAAGTCAGACTTTAATTTAGATTTAGATTCTGCAAAGTGGGAACTGTTTTCAGATGGTCTAGGTTGGTTAGGAGACTGGTCAAGCTCAGTACAATATCAATTAAACGATTTAGTTAAATACGGATCCACTGTATATATTTGTATTGACGGACATATGTCACAAGGTACGCTTGAATTAGACCAAGCAAAATGGGACGTATTTTCTACTACTGGATTAGAGTGGAAAAGTATTTGGGTAGCAGGTACCGTATACAAAGTCGGTGACGCAGTAAAATACGGAGGCTTGATTTACAGATGTAGTGAAGCCCATACAGCTGCAGCTACAGATACACTAGGACTTGAGAACGACAGTCTAAAGTGGGATGTTGTAAATAACGGTTTTGAATATAAAACTAATTGGTCTGCAGAAGTAAGATATAAAGTTAATGACATTGTAAAATACGGTGGCGGACTTTGGATTTGTACACAGTTTCATACTAGCGGCATATTATTCACAACAGACGAAGCTAAGTGGGCTCAGTTTATTGAAGGACTGGAGTTTGAAGATAGCTGGGACCAACAAACTAGATATCAACCTGGCGATATAGTAACATTTGGCGGATATCAATATGCTGCTAAAACAAATAACCTAGATGCAAAACCAACAACAAGTTTAACAGATTGGGATGTGTTTTCTACAGGATTTAATTTTGTAGGCGAATGGGGCGAAGATTCAACTAACCAAGATTACCGTGTAGGTGACGTAGTTACAGTAGGCGGTTATACTTATCTATGTATTGAAGAGCATGAAAGTGGCGCACAGAAACCACCTAATGTAAATTATTGGTCAAGACTTAATGCAGGTGCTAAATGGAAAGGCAACTGGTCAGACGCAACAGTATACGATCTAGGTGATATGGTCAGACATAATAACTCTAGTTATATTGCAGTAGCAACACATACGTCAGACGAAACAACACTACAAAATAGACCAGATCAAGATTTAGATGGTAGTGAATGGAATCAATTAGTAGGCGGCTCAGAAACAAGCGTACTAACAACAAGCGGTGATATTGTTTACTACTCAGGTGGCGGCGCAACAAGACTACCAATAGGACAAGATGGCCAAGTGCTTAAAGTATCTGGAGAGGATCTTGTTTGGTCAGACTACGGCATTATTAATAATGTTTTTTATGTAGCACCGTCAGGCTCAGACGCTACTGATTATGGTTATACGTTAGATAAACCGTTTAAAACTGTACGCTATGGACTTGAAAGAATTGAAATTGGACATTTACGTGTACAATCAACTACATTGTTAAGAAGAAATAGAAGCTTTATTCAAGAAGAATTAGTAGAATGGGTAAACACACAAGTTGCAGGCGGCTCAGGTATTTGGGCAGGATTTGTAAATGACAATGTTGCATCGTGTCGTAGAGATATGGGTCAAATCCTTGATGCATTAATTTGGGATATGAGTCACGGCGGAAACGAAAGAATAAGAGAAGCAACACTTACGTACTTCTCAGGCGGGTCGTTAATTGCATCTATTGATGACGAAGATGAGCAATTATCGGCAACAGTTAGTCAAATGAAAGTAGTAATTGATGCTGTTATGTCAAACGTAGCACCAGGAACTGTGTATAGTTCCTTTAATCAAGTTATTGATGCTACAAAAATTGAAGAGCCTGGTTCACAAACACTTGCAGAAAATTTATTAGATATTTTAATTACTGCTATTGATGCACAAACAGATACTGGTGTACCTGCACTACTAGAACCAACACATACACTCTTTGTAAAAACTGGAGAGTTTACAGAAGTATCGCCAATGATTGTTCCCAAAAGAACAGCAGTTGTAGGCGACGAACTTCGCTCAACAAGGATTACGCCAGCTGGTTCTTATGTACACACATCAGAAGTTGACTATAGTTTAGGTGTGCTTGCACACATGGAAACATTCTTAGACGATATTGCAACTAATACTGCGTATACAAAAACCACAGGAAATAGTGAAACACAAGTTACAACTACTCCTGCAGGCGCAACAGCAGCAGGCGAAGCTGCGGCCAATCTTGCTAGACAAATGTATGATTATATTGACTATCAAATTACTGGAGCTTCAGGAGACTCTGTAGCACCGATTTATGCAGGAAGTAATACACCTAATACTACTACAGATTACACTTATGCTATTGAAGCATTAGAAGAAAATAGAGCATTTATTATTGCAGAAACAACAGCATATGTACAAGATACGTATACTGACACAGTGACAAATACAACTGTAACTACTAATGTACTTACAATTACAGACACATCTTGGATGAATGTTGGAACAGCAATTAGATTTACAGGTACAACGTTTGGCGGCATTAGCACAGGAACAACCTATTATGTAAAAACTGTTGATAGTGGAACAACATTTACAGTATCTCTTACAAGAGGCGGCGCAGCAGTTGCGCTTACTACAGCAACAGGTACTGCTACAGTAGATTTATATTATGATAGTGCAAAGTGCGAAAGAGATGTAAGTAGATATATTGATGCAATACAATATGATTTGATTTACACTGGTAACTATAAGTCATTTATTGCAGCAGAACTTTATGTAAACTCGGTAACAGGTTCTGAAGCTGAAAATATGTTCCATATGAGAAACGGTACAGGTTTAAGAAATATGACACTATCCGGCCTTACAGGAACACTAGGCAGCGATAATGCTTACGGAACTAAGAGACCGAGCGCAGGAGCATATGTATCGCTCGATCCAGGTTGGGGAACACAAGACCAAGATGTATGGATTGCTAATAAATCACCTTACGTACAAAATGTATCAACATTTGGTACAGCATGCGTAGGTATGAAAGTTGACGGAGCATTACATGATGGCGGCTACGATTCAATGGTTGCTAACGACTTTACTCAAGTACTAAGTGATGGTATTGGATACTGGGTTACAAACTTAGGAAGATCAGAACTTGTATCAGTGTTTACATATTATAACCATATTGGTTATTTGTCAGAAAATGGCGGCAAGATTCGTGCTACTAACGGAAACAACTCATATGGAGCATTTGGATCAGTAGCTGAAGGTGTTGACGATACTGAATCGCCTATCACTGCAACTGTGAACAACAGAGGCTTTGAAGCACAAGTGTCAAATGTTTATACAGACAATGATAAGATTTTTGCACTTGAATATTCAAATGCAGGTTCAAGTTATACTTCGGAGAACAATGCTATAACTTTTTCTGGTATTGGATATGGGCAAGACTTTGTTTTAGAAGAAACACGAGACAATGCAGTATTTGAAATACGAATGTTAACATCAGGTGAAGACTATAGATCAGCATCTAACAGCCCGCAAACTGGTAATACAACAAGTATTACACTTGCTGGTCAAGATACTGCTCCTTCAGTTGCTTACACTGGTATGAGGTTAATGATTATAGCAGGTAAAGGATCTGGACAATACGGATATATTCAATCATATAATGCAGGCACAAAAGTTGCTACAATTTATAGAGAAACAGATGATCAAGCAGGTTGGGAACATATTATTCCTGGCACAGTAATTGAGACTACTCTAGATCAAACGTCTACATATATTATTGAGCCAAGAATATCAGTTGCTGCACCGTCAACACCGTCTTATAACGGTGGCGCAGCTCCTAATAGTGGCACATATAGAACAACTAACGTTTATGATGCTATAGCATACGGTAATGATGTATATGTAGCACTAAGTAGTACAAATACAGATTCAATGGTTTCTACTGTAAGAGGATCGTGGACACCAGGAGGAGATATATTTACAGCGGGCGGTGCAACACCTGCCGCACAAAACAATATAGCATATGGTAAAATTGGCGCAAGTCATTACTTTATGTCAACTCCAGTAGCTTCAGGTACACAAGGTGCTTATACAAATGATAACGGAGCAACGTGGACTCTTTCAACTTTATCAGCAACAGCTACATGGGTAGATATTGCATTTGGCGAAGGCAAGTTTATGGCAATTGCAGCAAGTGGAGAAGTAGCAGTTTCAACAGATGGCCAAACATGGACAGCTGGCACTACACTACCTACTATAGGTAATAACTATAGCGCAGTAGCATTTGGTAATCACGGCAGATGGGTTGTAATGTCCGAAGGACAAGATACAGCGTATTCAGACAATGATGGCGCAGGCTGGACAGCTGGCTCTGCAAACTCTGCACTTACATTTAAATCAATTGCATTTGGTAATAGTAAATGGGTAGCTACTGCTACTGGTACCGATACTGCAAACTACAGCTTAGATGGTATTACTTGGTATGCAACAACACTTACAGCAAGCGGTGATTGGACAACTATAGAATACGGACAAGGAGTATTTTATGCTGTTGATGAAACAACAGGACAGAAAGCAAATACATCTAAAGATGGATTGAACTGGGTAGCAAGTACAATTACTTTTGCTAACAATCACAAAGCTGCAGCGTTTGGTAATCCAAGTGGGATACCAACATGGGTTACAGTGGGCGGTAATGGAACCAACCATGTTATTCAATATCAGAAAAATGTTAGAGAAGCCTTTGCAAGATGTATTGTTGAAAGCGGACAAATCAGTGCATTTAAAATATTAGAGCCTGGTAGTGGATATGACAGCGCACCGACTGTAACTATTACTGATCCTAATGACACAGCAGCAGCAACATTTACTGTAAGAGTAGGTGACGGAGCATTAGGACAACCTACATTTAGGGAAAGAGGTACTGATTGGGAATCAGCAACTGCAACTGTTACAGGCGACGGCTTTGGAGACATTTATCAAAACGGCGGCTATGTAAAAGTTGACGGATTAACAGATGTTCCAATTGAAGGGTCTAATATTACATTTGCAGGTAACAGTACAGTATACAAACTTGTAAACGTTCTAGGACTATTAGGATCCGGTCCATATACAGCTGAATTACAATTATCTCCAGCTGTTACTATTGCACTTGCGCCAGAGCACAATGATGCTCTTGAATCTAGACTAAGATACTCGCAAGTACGATTAACAGGTCACGATTTCTTAGACATAGGTACAGGTAACTTTGCTAACACAAACTATCCAGGAGATCCTGCAATTACACCTTCAGCGGCAAAAGAAACTGTCGAAGGAGGCGGAGGTAGAGTGTTCTATACAAGCACAGACCAAGATGGTAACTTTAAGGTTGGCGAATTGTTTAGTGTTGAACAGTCTACTGGTAAGTCAAGTTTGAATGCTGATGCATTTAACTTAGCAGGACTACAAGAACTACAACTTGGTTCAGTAACACTTGGTAGTTCTAACACTGCTGTTAACGAATTTAGTACAGACGGAACGTTTGCAGCTAATTCAGACAACATTGTACCAACACAAAAAGCTATTAGAACGTATATCCAAAGCCAGATAGGCGGTGGCGGAGCTACATTGAATGTAAATAGCATAACTGCTGGTGAAGTTAATTTAACACTGAATACAATTTCAAACACCGAGGGTAATGTTATAAATATAACTAGCCCAGTAAAGTTTACAGGAAGTATTGACGGAGCTGCATTGGCTTTAAATTACTTCTTACAAAGATAATGGAGAAAAAATAAAATGGCGTCAGGAAAACTAGGAGCAAACAATTTATCAGCAGCAACCGATACTGTAGTTTATACATGCGGTGCAAATACATTTGCTGTTGCAACTGTTAATATTGTTAATAGAAGTGGAGCAACTGTAACTGCTAGAATAGCACTTGCGGATGCAGACTCACCCACAACAGCAGAATATATAGAATACGAAGTAGGCATTAGCCCATCTGGTGTTTTAGAAAGAACTGGTATTGTTATAGGACAAAACCAAAGAATAGTAGTTAGATCCAGCGCAACAGATGTTAATGCTGTTGTTTATGGAATCGAAACTAGTACAGCGTAAGGAAGAATATAATGGGTAGATTTATATCAGGCGGAAGTGTAACAGATTTTGGTTATACAAAGGCAGAGGTTTATTCCTCTCCAGGAACGACCAGTTGGACTGTCCCAGCTGGTGTTAGCAAAGCCAAAATATTCGTAATTGGAGCAGGTAGTTGTTATAGAACAACTGACTTTTGTTTTGTATCAGCATCTTGTTGTTCAGGTGTGCAAATGCCAGGAACAGATTATTGCATGAACTTTGTAGGTCACTTAACTGGCGCCGGCGGAGGCTATGCAGAGAAGACAATGGAAGGGTTAGCACCAGGCGCGACTATGACAGTCAATGTAGGTTCAGTAGGAGGACTTACAGCAAGTAGTGTTGTAATGGGTGCTACTACTGTTACTGCTAATAATGCAACTGAGCAATCAATATCTTGGAATTGTACTTCAAATTCAACAACAAGAGATAACTCCAATGACAACAAAGTAAGTTTAGGTTTTGATTTACCAGTATGCGGCTACGTAAACTGTATCAACGGTTATTTTAACACAGGCGGCACAGCAACAGGCGGCGACATTAATAGAACTGGCGGCGATGGTGTGTTTATACCATTCTTTAGAGAAGATGGAAATATCGACGGAACATTATGCATTCAAGAAGGCGCAGGCGGCGGAGGCGGCGGAGCTGGCCCAACAGGATGTACTTGTAATAATAACTATTGGAACGGATACGACTATAGCTTCGGCGGCACACGTAGAAGTTGCGTTTGTACAGTTGCGTATCTAAGTTCTGCACAGTCGTTAAACGGCGGAAATTGTGGATGTTGTTTCTATTGGGGCGGCGACAGTGATTATCAGTGTCTATGTTATGTTGGTTATCATTATGTATTTGGACAAACATTCTACGACAGACTAAATTGGCAGTGCTGTACATGTAAACGTATGTGTAGCAGTGTGTATCTATGCGCAGAAGGCGGCGGCGGAGGCGGCGGCAGCAGCGCAGAAGGAACTAATATTTTAGCAAGTACAGCTTCAGGACCTTCTTTTCCATACAATGACGACGACTTTAATGTAAATGCATGCCCAGTAGGTATTGGTGCTGAATCAGGATCGTCGAGTGCAGATGGATTTGACGGTGTAAGTGATGTACAAGTAATGAATTTAGGCGGCGCAGCATCAGGTGGCGGAGGCGGCAGTGTTGATGTTGGCTCAAATTATGTTTGTTACACAGGCTTTGGACAAGATCACTGGACATTCTACTTTGGATCAAACCAATCAAATTGGCCTTGTTCAACTTGGTCAAACTTAGTTGGTTCTAGTTCCAGCGGAGCTTCAGGCGTATCCTTAGGATATTCAAAAGATGTTGACTCTATGAGAACTTCAAATACTAGTGTTATTCCATTATCAACACTAGCAGCTGCAGATGGATCTAATATGGGTGACTATAAGTTTGGATACGGAGCAAACAGTAAAGAAGCCTCAGGCGCAGGCGGAGGCGGTAATAGACTATATCCGAATGGTGGTTCTGGATCAGTGGTCATAGTATATTAAGGAGACATGAATGTATTTTACAACAATAACTAACAAATACGGTTTAAAAGTCGTGGAACATGTCGCTGGAGATGGTCAAGCAGACTTTGTTGCATCTTCAGGACTAGCATGGGTAGAAGTAGACGAAGAAATTACTATGCCAGCAACAGGTGATTATTGGCATAATGAGGAACTTATTAAGCTTGACTCTGATAAGTATGACACTGTTATTGCTCCTATTTTAAAGGATGCAAGAGACGTAGAAAACGTAGCTATTCAAGCTAAACATGATGAACTTGAAGCAGAGAAAGCTAGACTATTAGCCGAACACGAAGAAGGCGCTGGCGATTATGTTGCTCCAGACGCTGACCCAGCAGTTTTAGACTTAGCAGAGCAAAAAATTATTGCAAAGCAGGCAAAAAAGCCAATCTATATTCCAATTAGAGAACAGGACGAGATTCCTCCTTATACCCAAGCAACACTTGATTTGTATACAGAAATGTTAGCAGATACAAAAAGAATGATTGCTGGTATTAAGGCAGATACTGACCCCGACCCGGATGTTGTACGTTTTCCTGAACCTATTACATTCTTAGATGGCACTCCAGAAGAACATACTTTAGAGTACATTGTATTAGCAGATGAAGACAAAGACGATTATCTAGTGCATTGGGGGAAAGTTGAAGCAGATCAACAAGCATTTGTTGAGTTCTTAACAGCTAGACTAGCAGGTTAAAAAAGCCATAAAAGAAACACCTAGTATTGTTGTACACATAATTAATAGTGTATAAACAAACTAGGTGTTTTCATGAAAAAAGTATTTTCTATCACAGGCGGAGCAGGCCGCGTTCTTTGTAGCATTCCTGCACTACTTAAATATTACAAAAGAGAAGGCAATAACTTTTACATTTTTGCAGAATCAGGTTTAGAATTTTTTGTAGGAATAAAAGAGTTACAAGATATTGCATACACACCAGATACAAAGGGTGTGTTTGAAAATATTATCAAACCAAATATTTTAATTACTCCTGAGCCTTATCGTAATAGAGGCTACTATAATCAAGAAAAAAATCTAATTGAGGCATTTGATGCTGAAATAAATCAAACTGACGACCATTCTGATTTAGAAAAAATTAAAATAATCTTAAATAAAGCCGAAGAAATAAATGCTGTTGATGCAATGAATAATGCAAAAAAACAACAAGGCAAAGATAAGACAATTGTTATTCAACCATTTGGAAGAAGTGCCCAACCTAAACAAAATGAAATAGTTGACGACATGAGTAGATCTTTAAGTTTACGTACTTATATTAACATAGTAGATGCTCTTCAAAAAAAATATAATGTAATATACATGGGAGAATTTATGGAAGTTGAAGATAAAACTTTTAAAATACAAACCCAATTAAGACAATGGGCTGGAATTATTGAAGCTGCAGATTATTTTATAGGGTGTGACAGTGTTGGACAGCATATGGCTAGAGCATTTGATAAGCCTGCTACTGTAATCTTAGGAAGTACATTTGCTGAAAATATTACATATCCTGATCATTTTCAAATATTACAAAAAACACCCGTAGATATTAGGTACTTTCCGATAAGATTATTAGAGCAAGGTATCGATGGTGATATTGCAAACCGTTATAATGATACTTGTATGGATTTTACACCTGAACAAGAAAAGGACTTTATCAAAAAAATTATGAATGATATAGAGGAAAAAGTAAGATAATGGAAAAAAATAAAGATGTTTGGATTGCTGGAATAACACGAGGACATAACGGCTCTTTGTGTCTACTTAAAAACGGCGAGATTGTTTTTATTATAGAAGAAGAAAGATTAACTAGGTTAAAGTATGATGCAACACCTTTTGCAGGAATGACCAAAATACTTGAGTTTACTGATCATCTAGATTATCTTGTATATGCCCATACAGCTACTAGAGCACAATTTTGCCCAACAGTAGATTATACAGGAGAAGACATTTATTATTCACTCGCTAGAAAATTAGGTTTAATTGCAAATATTCCACATGAACAAAATAAGCATCCTCAATGTATTGATCTAGGAAATATACATCATAAATTACATGCCGCATGTGCATTTTATCGCAGTGGATTTGATAGTGCAACAGCAGTAGTAATTGACGGCGCTGGCTCGGGTTTTGAAGTTGCGGCTGTTAATAACAAGTATAGGGTATGGGAAACAGAAACTGTATTTGATATGAGCTATCCAAATAATGTTAAAACACTTTATAAAAATGCTGGAGGGAATTTTAACGATTATTATCAAAATTCTATTTATAGATCAGATAACGTAAGTACTGAACTATGGTTTGAAGAAGATGGCGATGCAGAAGTAGTATTAAGTACACATGCTGGAATTGTAAAATCATATGAAGCTGCAACATACTACTGTGGTTGGCACTTTATTGAGGCAGGTAAAACAATGGGTCTTGCTCCTTACGGAAAAGATAATCCGGATGTGCCGCCTATATGGGACGAAGGATGCAACTTATCTAATAGAAATTTAATACAAGCAACTTATCCAAACGGAGCCTATATTAACAAAGGATATAATGAATTTTTAGGTGATGACAGTGCAGAAGATGTTACAACGCTACAGAATAGAAGAGATGTAGCATATGCAGTACAAAAAGTCACACAGCAAAAAGCATTAGACCTAATACTTAAAGCAGTTGAACTTACCGGAAATAAAAATGTTGTACTAAGTGGGGGTTATGCATTAAATTGCGTTGCAAATTATTTCTACTTAGAAGAATTAAAGAAGCACGATATTAATTTATATGTTGAACCTATAAGCAGCGATGCAGGAACAAGCATAGGTGCAGCTCTACTAGTATGGCATGACTTCCAAGCGCAATTTAACGAAGGCGAATGGAAAACAATTGACTATACACAAGATAGAATGTACACCGGGTTTGAATATAACTATAAAGACTTAGAAGATGTAGCAGAAAAATATGGCGCAGAAGTAATCGATGCAACAAATAATGATGTTGTTGATTTAATTACTGATAGAAATATTGTGAGTATTTTCCAAGGTCGTTCTGAAGCAGGACCTCGAGCGTTAGGCAATCGTAGTATACTTTATGATCCTACAGATCCAGATGGCAAGGATCATGTTAATGGTATTAAAAATCGAGAATATTTTAGACCGTTTGCTGGCACAATACTTGAAGAAGATGCACATGACTGGTTTGATTTACGTGGAATGAAATCAAGCCCTCATATGATGTATGCAGTAAATTGTAAACCTGGTGTAGAGGATAAAATTCCTGCTATTATACACGTGGACGGAACATGTCGCATACAAACTGTTAACAGACAGGAAAATGAACATTACTACGATCTAATTAATGAATTTAAATCTAGAACAGGATGTCCTATTATATTTAATACAAGTTTTAACTTAGGAGGAGAACCCTTAGTAGAAACATTAGATGATGCGTGTAGGACATTGTTTGCGAGTAAGATTGAATATTTGTATTTGCCAGAAGTACAAAAATTAGTTAAGATTAAAAATCCTTAACATTAAGAAATTCACGCTGAGGGTATGTAACACTACCAGTACCCTCAATGTTTCCTACAACAATAACTCTATCATTATCACCTTCATGAGATTGTACTTCGTGTTCTAACCATCCTGGAAAAATAATTCCAGTACCGCTAGTAGGTTTATAATACATACCTGGTTTGTTATGAAAGTATATTGGGGCTGAGTTGTCATCTACTTTTGCATAATAAACCCAACTATATAATGCAGGAACATGTGCATGTCTTTCACTATAGTCACCTTTATTATATATAGAACCCCAGCATGTTGTTTGGAAGGTTTTAAGTTGTAAATCTGTGTACTCACTATGCCAATCTTCTACAGTTTTTGTTGCTTTGTTTGATATAGCTGCAAATTCTTTATGTTCTAACATATTCCACTTAGTCATATGAGCTTTTACATTAGTTTCTCGTTTACGCACATCACCACCATTTCTAATAATATTTTCGATATTGTTGTGCAGTTCTTCTAATGTATATTCTTCAGTGTCAGACATAGAAAATTCCCAAAAGTGTATCGGTATTTCCATATACATAATATGTTGTTTAAAGTCGCTATCCATTTTACATCCTATAGATTAAATGAGAAAACTTTTCTCGGTTGATCGTTTTCTTTATACATTAATTCGTGTGTTAACCAGCTATCCCACATTAGTATCATCCCATTTTCTGGTTTAATTGATTCAATATACTTACCACCATAATCACTAGGTTCAAATTGTACGTGTGGTCTAGGGTCATGAAATAGTAATTGCGGAACATCGTCACCTACTTCTAAATATATAATTCCACTAAATCTACAATCTTTATGAGTGTGTTTTCTCAAATGAGCACCTTTTTTCATATTACTAAAAAAGCCGTAAGGTCGAAAAGAATCTTTATCAACAAATTGCTGTCGCTGACTCGCAAAATTATTTGCAATTTCATACAGATACTCGAATACCATTTTTACTGTAGGGTCTGTATTTACAGGATAAGATAATTCAGTATTTGCAAGTGTACTAGGAAAATTATCTATATGTAGTAAATTTGTTTGAGTCTTAGATGTGTAATCATTGCATAATTTTAAAAGATCGTTTTTCATATTTTCATTTACAATATCTTTAAAAATTTGCGTGGGGAAAAAGTTAACAATCTCCATAAGTTACTCCATTACATTCTTTTTTATCTCTTGTATTATATTTTTTTTAATTTTTGACTCATTAAACATAGAATATAATTTTGCTAAACTTCTTTGTTTCCAAAAAGTTTTTAATCTTACACAACTTAACGAATGATTAAACAGTTCCTCTGTCATTCTAAATTTCTTAAATATAACTCGATCTGTTGTATTTGCCCTTACATACATCATTGGCTCGCCCTGAAGTATTTTAAATTTAGTTTCATTAGGATACATTTGATATGCATATTCTAATGGCCTAAACCATTGATTTATATCAAATCCACCTGGTACATAGTATCCATAATCAGACGCTGATGTTTTGTGCATAAACGGATGCATTGATTCTAAATGTAAACTTTCTTCACAGAAAAAGATCCAGTTTGCTGAAACTTTTATTGTATGTGAATTAAGTAGGCTGGGTTGTTTAATTATTAAATGTTTGTCAGTAGTATCATTATTTCCAATTACTCCGTTAGAAGTAATTTCTATATCTGCAAACGTAGGACTATTCAGTAACCAAGTATTTTTATATTGATTTGTAAACGCTGGACAATTTAAAAAATTATCTTGCTTATTTTCTTTGTTTATGTTAGACTGTAGATCCTGTAAAACATTTACAGGATCTGAATATGATAAAAACTGTTCAGCAACTTGATCGACAGGCCCCCAAGGCGCCCAATAGACAATTTTTGTCATTTAACTGGCTTTACTCCTTGTTGTCTATAATATCTTCCTACCATTGTTGCAGGCATATGATTTCCCATCTGCGCCCATTCCTCAACTGATATTTGATGATATCTTAGTTCAACTGGACGTTCTGTCATTGGAAACATAGACATTAGAGGATGTCCAAATTTTAGTGTTACAATATATGGTTCTGGCTTTACTGGGCAATTAAGGTGTACATTAGTGCTAACTTGATATTTAAAATTTGTAAGACCAGGTGACTGATATATACCCTTGTCTTTTAAATAAGAGGAACTATAATGTGAATCCATCATTAAAAAATCAACAGGTTCTGAACATCTAAGCTTCCAAGGATTTTCTAACTTTAGTGCCACACGCTGACCCTTATATACTCCTTTCCATTGCTCTGGAGGATGCTCGCTAACATTTAAATCAAACGGCCGCATTTCAATTGTAGTTGACCAAGTTGCGTCCGGATTCATACGTATATCAAGATCTGCCCACATAGGAAAATGTATAGCTTTAGACATAAAGTCTCTAATACCGGGACATATACCTACAGTACTCATTTTATTGTGCATGCCTATTTGCTCAATCCATAAAGTTACGGTTGTTTTTAATTCTTCTAACCAAGTAGGCTTAGGCCGTTCTGTCCCAAATGTAGGTTTTGCATTTATAAAATACGATTTGTTGCTAGTATAGCAATCTAATATAATTGGTTTTTTTCTAAACATCAATAACTCCTGTGTGTTGTACTTATGATCATTTTAGATAAATATAACTAATACTGAGAGCGAGATGATAATGGATTTTACAGACTACTTTGATAGAGGGGCTAAAGGCTCATTAAAGCTTAGAAACAATACTCAACTATCACACAAAGGACTAGAAAAACAAGTCTATAATAACACAGTAATAGACTCGTGGCATGTTGGCGAAATTATGTCCGCTGAATATACATTAGTTGTAGACAACGGTAGGGATAGTAAAGAGGTTGTAAAAGTTTTAGTTGTTGCAGGACCTGAGGATGCAGCAGTAACAATTTACGGTAGGGCAAATATTGAAGAAAAACTTATTACTGTAACTGGTAATGTAGATCTTTCAGTTTTTAAATTAATTGTAGGACCTACTAGAGAAGAATTAGCAGGAGCTAGAATTATATACAGTGCAAATTATTACCATACGCTGTCAGACAAATAAATACATTAACGGAGTAAGAAGTAAATGCCTATAACAAATAATCCATTTGAATCAGATTTTGGTTTTGCGAGCCCGGGATTTTCTGTAGATGCAAATGGTAACATAGTTGCAACTTCCATTCAAGCAGCGGGTGCCGGAGGCGGCGGCGGCGGAGTAAGTGACTGGACTCTTTCCGATACAGCTACCGGTTTTATTTTTACAGGCGAAGCTGGAGAAAATCCACCTATAACAATTTATAGGAATGCAAGATATACATTCAACTTAGATCTAGATGATTTGGTTATGAAAATATATTCTGATAGTGCAGGCACTACATTATATAATACTGGATTAGTACATTCAGATGGAACAGTAGAACAATTTGCTCAAGGTAAAGTAGATGGACAGTTACAATTGTCTGTTGCATTAGACGCACCTAATACGTTGTACTATGGAAACGTTGACGGAACAATAGTTGGCACAATAAACATACAAGATCAATCAGGTGTGTTTGGTACACTAGAAGTTACTAGTGTAACACAAAGCACAAGCACTACTTCAGGGGCACTGCAAGTGTCCGGTGGAATGGGAGTAGCAAAGAATCTACATGTAGGCGGATCAACTACTACAAGCGGATTAGATATTGACGGTTTAGGGATTTCTAAACTAGATAGTACAACTAACCTAGAAATAAATGCTACTAATAAAGTAGTTTTTCAAATAAACAACGAACTAAAAGGTAGAATTACAGACAATGGGTTAAGCATACCTATTGTAAGTAGTGCTATTACATCTAGTACAATAGATGCATCACCAATAGGAGCAACTACGCCTTCTACTGCTGCATTCACCAGTGGTACGGTGGCAAACGCTCCGACTATAAATACTAGCATGACAAATAAAACATACGTAGATGTAACATCAATAGTCTACGCAATTGCACTTGGATCATAAAAAATGGCAAAAACACAAATAAAAAATTACGTATTTAAACCAGGAATGGGTGGATTAGAAAATCTTTATCCTAATGCATATTCATTACTTACAAGCAATAAATCCTTTTTACAAAAGGAAGTTAATGCATATATAACACAAAAAGTATTGGACGCAAGGCAATATACACCCCAAACTGCAACTTACTTACCTGCAACTGGAGTTATGGAACTTACTATTATTCCTAATACAATGTTTACTCCAACTACAGGTACTTATAACCCTAGTTCGGGCGATGCTGTACTTACAATAGGAACTCATACTTTAACCGTTGGCCAATATATAAAAGTTTCTGCTAACGGAATAACTTGGTCAAATACAAGTAATACTCAGCCTACATATCCAACATACGCAATAAGAATTAATGCTGTAAGTGCAACTACAATCACAGTTGATCTTGGAGTAAGAACAGATGATGTTTCTGTGCATACTTTTGTTAGTTCATTAACAAATTCTGTAGTACTAAGTCACAACTTTAATGTTGGAGACGCAATTAATATAGCTACACACGGAATTACTTTTAGATGCGCATTAGATGGTAATGCTACATTACACCCATATCCAAGACCTGTTGGCGTGCCAAACGCAACAGGTCATGATCCGTACTATAACAAACCTATTATTATTACAGATATAGGCGATACAACAGTTTCAGTAAATGTAGGCATATCTTCTGATACTTCTGTACACACATTTGAAAGTGCAGTTACAGATGGTGTTAGTGATGTATTTTTTAACTATGTTAATACAAGTGCAGATAAGTGCGAACGAGATGTTGGACTAATATTAGATGCATATAAGAATGACTTACGATATGGCGGCAACGAAAAAACATACAAGTATGTAAATTACTATTGGGACAACGGAGTTGCTCAAGTTGACGGCGATAGAGGTGCAGAATTAGCATCCCATGCACTTATTCAACGCTTACTTACAGATTATATATTCCAAAATACTACATATCCGCAAGTGTTGAATAGTGAAGTTACACAAACTACAAATTCAACCAACGGAGAAGCGGTTGCAAGCACTCGTATAGATACGTTAAGTAATGTTGTTATAAACGTAATACACAACGGTGTATCAAGCTTGCCAACATATGAAGAAAATACAATTGGTAAACTATCTTTCCAAGGTAGATACGATCAAGATGAAATTTTAATTGCTTCAAATACAACTACAAACAATATCATTTATAACTTTGCTGATGTTAATGCAGGCGCAAAGGTTGAATTACAAACAAAAGGTACTAACGAAAACTTTAAGTCTTATTTACAAACAACTGACGCAGTCACTATGTTATGGCTTAATATCAACACTGAAGATCAATCAGAAACTGATGATATACAAATTTTTGTAGAAAAAATAGAAAACGGCAAAAGTGTTCAAACAGTAAGACCATACGATTTTGGTACAGATGCTATTGAGCGTATGCGTATTGCACCGCCACTAAGTATGCTCGATGCTGACTTTGAGTACGGGCTTCAGCCTACTAAATGGTCTGCAATTGCTATGATGAGAGGGTATCCTAGTGTATACGAAATACCTGGAACTAGTTCCGAAGTATTATCAGTTGTAACTGATGCAAGTGCAGGAACAAGTGGCGTAGGTGCATCATTAATTACAGTAACAACAGTTGCACCACATGGTTTTGATTCAGGAACTCCTATAACAATTAAAGCTTTAGAAAATGCAGTTTCGGGAGCAGCTAGAGGAGAAGGTAGTTTTGTTATAGTCGAAACACCAACTGACAATACTTTTACATATTATGCAAAGTCAAAAGTTGGCACTAATAATGGTGATGTACTTTCTACGGGATACACGCAGTTAAGAGAAGCTGGATTTTATACAGGCGCTGGCATTACTAATGCAAATTTCCAAGTTGTAAGTAATGGTAGTGCAGGAACAATGATAACTGAATTGTCTGTTCCGACAGGTTCTAACACACTGCCATATGACGGTAATAGTCCAGAAGTTGGCTCACCGTTAACTGGCACCGGAATACCACTAGGCGCACAGGTTACAAACTTTGTTGATAACTCATCTGGCGGCGGCGAATTTAGTACATTAGAAATTGCAGAAAATGCAGTAATTGGAGATACTGATATTGAAGTAGTAGATTCTACAGGTATACTTGCAAACCTTGCATTAGATCGCGGCGACGGACAAGCTATATTTGTTAATAATATTGTAGGTAATACACTTACACTGAGTGGCGGATTAACATCAAACTTAGCTTCTAATACTAAAACATATACCGGAGTATTACCTAGCACCGAACCAGTAGATGGTCTAGGTGCAACATTTGACATTACTAGATCTGGTGGATCTTATTCTTTAGATGCAATTGCTACAGCCGGTGTTGATTATAAAGCTGGGGATAGACTAAAAGTATTAGGTACGATTCTAGGCGGAACAACTCCTACAAATGACTGTTTAATTTATGTTGACAGTGTTGCTACAAGTCCGTTAGGAGCAATAACAACTGTTACTTTGTCAGGTACAGCCGTTGGCGGAACAGCATCATTTAACGGTTCCGGCGCAATATACGAAGGCGGCCAAGGTCGAGACGTATTAGTAGACGTTACAGTTAACAATAATGTATATTCAATAGCACTAAATGCAGGTGATGTATCTGATGACTTTATAGCAAATGATACATTTAGAATATTAGGTTCAAACCTTGGAGGCATTGATTCAACTAATGATGCGATATGTACAGTTACTAGTGTAGGTACTGTGGGCGGAAGAACCGGTGCAATTACAGGAATAAGTATTTCTGGCACAGGCGCAGATGCTGATGTTGTTTATTCAGATGTACCTTATACAACTTCAGCCGCAGGGGGCACAAGCGCAACTGTAGATATAAGACGTGTAGGCACTGTGTACCAAGCAATTATTCCTTTACTAAACGGCGGCGCAGGATATAGTATTGGAGATCAATTTACAGTTGATGGTGCAGACCTAGGAGGCGCATCAACAACTAACGATTGTACTGTAACAATTGATAACGTAGACGGTAGTGGATCTATTACAGCATCAAGCGCAGCTGGTGTATCTGTAAATAATGAATCATTTACAACAGGTATTATCGAAATTATTAACCCAACTGGAGCAACATTTGATGTTGACTTAAATGCAACAGTATATACGATAACACTTGCTACGGGCGGCACCAATTATGCGCCGAACCAAGAATTAAAAATATTAGGTAACTTAGTTGGCGGTGCAACACCAACTAACGATATTATAATCACAGTGCTAACAGTGGACGCCACAGGTGCTGTGTTAACATTCAACTCAACAGGCAGTGGTAATAACGGCACATTAGCATATACTAATGTAGCACCACAAGCTGATGTACCGGCAGGATCAGGCGCCGAGTTTACTATTAGAAGAATAAACGGCATATATGATAATATATTAATTACTCAAGGCGGCACAAACTATGAAATTGGTAATACTTTGTTTGTACCTGGATCACAATTAGACGGTGATGGTACACACGATTTAACGTTTTTTGTAACCGGTGTAAACGCGGGTGCAGTAACATCGTATACTCCAAACTTTACAGGTGCTAATCCGGGTGATAGTGTAGCATTAATTTGTACATTTACAATGAGTGAAGTAACAACAGAACCTGTGCCACAAACTACATCTATTAGCTTCAGCGAGTTAGCAACAATTGAAGCAACATTTGATACTCCACATGGTATTGTTCCTGGCAACAGTTTCATAACAGTTATTGGTTCAGATGATGGATCAAACAACCATTTACTTGCATCGGGTGCTTTCCTTGCAACTAATATACCTTCAACTAATCAATTAAGATTTGTAGCAAGAGCTGCAGGATCAATCTCAACTAGTGCTTCAGATGTTATTTCAGGAACATTCTATACTAGGCCAGATAGTTTCTTTATTCATAGGCCATTTGACGGCGGCGTTCAGTTAGGAACTGGCGGCCCGCAGCACGGAGCGCAAGCAATACGTCAAAGTAAAAAATATATTCGTTACCAATCAGGTAAAGGTATTATGTACACAACTGGTGCTCTATTTGCACCAAGCTATGATTTAGCAAGTGTAACTGCCGATGGCACAGAAGTTAATTCTTTAATTACTATTACGACAGACGATAACGATCACGGAGTTCAAGTAGGCGGTATAATTAGATTATTAGCTGTAGAAAGTAGCGGCTACAACAGTGGTACAGAAACAGTAGTACCCCCCGAGTTTGATTATACTGTACAAGAAGTTATAAATGAAAGAACTTTCAAAGTGAGGGCACTCAGACGTCTTGCTGATGACACTGAATTTTTAGAAGCAACAGCAATTGCTGATTGGCCGTTAGTACAAGTATTTGACGAAGTATTACTTGATACTAACACAAGCGATGTACACGACTTTTTCCTTAATGAAACAGCATATGACGGTCGTAAGTGGGGCGATTTTAACGAAAGCGATTCTATAACAGTAGATGACAAAACTGCACTTACAAATCATTTGCAAGGTATTAGTCAAACTGCAACTATAGATAACCGAGTGAAAATTGCGCTAGCTGAATTAAAATCAAGAAGAAATGTAGGCACAGTAGAAGATACTGTTCCGGTAATGAAACAAGAAGCTGTACTTGGTTTTGGCTCCCAAATGAGTGTTGTTGCATGGCACGGCGCAACTGTACGTTCTGGTATTTTTGATGATCAAAATGGTATTTTTTGGGAATTTGATGGACAAAACGTTAGTGTAAATCAACGTACAGGTACACAACAATTAGCAGGAACATGTGCTATTGAAGTTGACAGCAATACTGTTACTGGTACAGCAACAAGATTTAGAGACCAAACAAAGGCTGGCGATAGAATTATTATTAGAGGTATGACACATGTTGTATCACACGTTGTTAGCCAAACAGAAATCAATGTAACACCAGATTTTAGAGGTGTTACTGATATTACTGGTGCAAAAGCTAATTTAGTAGTTGACAAAAAAGTGAAACAGCAAGACTTTAACTTAGATACACTTGACGGTGCTGGACCAAGTGGTTACGATATTGACATTGCTAAGATGCAAATGATCGGTATTCAATACAGTTGGTATGGTGCTGGTTTTATCGACTTTATGCTACGTGGCTCAGATGGTAACTTTGTATTTGCACATAGAATGCGTAACTCAAACGTAAACACAGAAGCGTTTATGCGTTCAGGTAACTTGCCTGTGCGTTACGAAGTTACTAACGAAGGCTATCCAGCAAAACTTGCAGCAGCACTAGATAATACACAAACTACGATTCCGTTATTAGATAGTAGTTTCTTCCCAGAGTTTGGAACTGTGTACATCGATAATGAAATTATTAGTTTTACTGCTAATGACAAAACAACAAATACACTTACTGGATGTACAAGAGGCACTGCACTAACTAACTTCCAATCAGGAGCAGAAAGAACGTATAGCGCAGGCGCAGCGGACGCACACGTAGATAAAACTGGAGTAGTATTAATTAGTAATACAATTACTCCGTTGATATCACACTGGGGTTCAGCATTTTTAACAGATGGCGGATTTGACGAAGATAGAGGATACATTTTCTCATACGCTGAAACAGGTCTTAATGCAAATACAATTAAACAAACAGCGTTTATGTTAAGACTAGCACCTAGTGTTTCTAATGCTATTATTGGCGACCTAGGTGAAAGAGAATTGCTTAACAGAGCACAGTTGTTGTTGCAAGGACTAGAAATTACATCAGATGGTTTTGAAAGCGACGGCACTCCTATTCAAGGCGGCATTGTTATTGAAGGTGTGTTGAATCCACAAAACTATCCAATTAATCCAGCAGATGTTGGTTGGACAGGACTGTCAAGCGTTGCACAAGGTGGACAACCTAGCTTTGCACAAGTTGCATCAGGTGGTAGTGTGAACTGGACAACTGATAACACTGTTACAAACACCACAGGTACTCAAATATCTAATACAACTGGCACATTAGACAGTGGTATATATACCAGTTATCGAAGAAATAGTGTAGTTTATGTTAACGCAACAGACTTTAGAAATACATTCGGAACCGATATTAATGCAGTCCTTGGAGCATCTATTGTAGATAACGTTCAAGGTCGAATTCCAGCTAACACAACTATTACTGGCGGACAGATAAACGGTAGCGGCGACTATGGCTATCTTCGACTTTCAAATCGTATATCAGGCAACATTAATGGAAATCAATCAAATAGATTTGACATTACTCGAAATGCTACGCTTGTAAACAGGAACTATGCATACATAGACTCAACTAGTTATGCTGCTTCGGGTATTACGCTAGGAACACCAGTAACCGAATCCGGCGGAAGTGTAGTATTCCCTGCAAACACAAGTGTATCTGCAATATCCCAAAAAATATTTGGTAGTGTAACATATTACGAAGTACAGTTTAACAACGCATTTACAGGAACACTAGCTGCAGGCACAGGAACAATACAATTTGCATTTAGTCAACCTCCGTTTGCACAGCCGGGCGAAACAGTATTTTCGTTTATTGCTAACCCAGGAGAAAGATCAACTGTGGACTTTAGTGAATTGAAAGAACTTACAAATACCACACTAGGTGGCAGAGGAACCTTCCCAAATGGTCCAGATGTTCTTGCAATTAACGTGTATAAGGTTTCGGGTGCGGATGCAAATGCAAACCTTATTCTAAGATGGGGTGAAGCACAGGCCTAAAGAGCCTGTGCAAAATCCCACAAGTTATTATAAACTTGTGTTTGTTTTTTAATAGGTCTGTAAGAATGTCTACTACTTAATAGTTCTTCAGTTTCAACACCGTGACCTGTGCGCACAAGTATAGGTGTTGCTTTTACCTTGAATGCAGCTTTTAAATCAGTAATTTTATCACCTACATAATATCCTGTAGACCAATTTAAATTTTTAATATCCGTGGCTGCTTTTTTAAACATACCTACGTTAGGTTTTGCAAACGGATCTTGTTTTACATTAGATGCACTAAAATATATTCCGTCTATACTAGGACATCCTGCTTGACCAAATAAGTCAAGCATGTAATGATGTAAAGTGTTTACATCATCCTCTGTATATAGTCCTTTGTGTATGCCGGCTTGATTTGTAATTATTACAACTTTGTGACCCTTTTGTCGAATCAAAGACACAGCTTCTATAGATTTTGGTATAGGCTCAAAGTCTTCTTTTTTCCAAGTATATGTACCACGATCTAAATTTATAACGCCGTCTCTATCTAATCCTACAACGCTTTTTTTAAAATTATCTATAGTGTGTTGAGAATTTTTAAGATGGTTGTATCGGCTCATTTTCTACCTTCTGGCTATCACCTGGAAAGACTCTATAATTATCTTCAACTGAATCAGCAGTACTAACCTCAGTAATAGTTCCTGCTGTAATAGCTGTCAGCTGATGAGGTTGTAATGGAGGATTATGCCATGTATCCCCCGGCTTTAGTTCTTGTGAGAACAACTCTGCTGTTTTAGTATCTATCCATCTTACCATAAATCTGCCTTCATTAACAAACCATGTTTCATCTTTTTCTTTATGAAAATGCATTGAAAATTTAGCACCGGGCTTATTAAATACCATAAGCTTACCACAGTATAAATCATTAGTAGCCCAAATTAATTCTATGCCCCAACCTTTTTCTACTGTTCCTGAAAGTCTACTTGCCATGTATATAATCCTCTATGTTAATCCAATCTATGTCCAATACTGAATTTAGTTTATCCATTTTTGCACATGTAAATTCTTGATACTGTGATTTTATGTTTTCTGGCATCGGCACATATTCTATATTGCCGCCATGCTTGTTAACAATAGCCTGTGCTACAGATTCAAAGCTCACAGAACGTCCTGTACCTACATTGTATATGTCAGAACTATTAATATCTAACATTGCTTCGTGTACTTTACACACATCATCAACACATATAAAATCTCTACGATAGTTATTACTATCTTCAAATAATTTAATTACACCATTGTCTTTGGCTTGATATGCAAATTTAGTATAAGGACTTGCTTGATCGCCTTTGTGTTCTTCACCTTCTCCGTATACATTAAAATATCTAAAACCTTGTATGTTTATTTGAAATTCATCCTTAAGTTGCATTACAAATCTATCAAATAGGTACTTTGTCCATGCATAAGGTGATTGAGGTTGTAATGGACCATGCTCAATAAAATGCGTAGTGGGTCCATACACACTTGCGCTAGAAGCATATTGCATATTAACACCCATCATATCACAAGTTTGTGCAAGCCTAACGCTAAATTCAAAATTTGTTTCCATAATTTCTTCTACGTTTGTAAACGTTGTAGAAGTAATTGCACCTAGATGTATAACCCAATCGTATCCACTCGGATCAGGTATTGTACCAGGAATATAATCCCAACCTTCTACATCATGGCCTTTGCGTTGCAGATATTTTGCAACGTTTGATCCAATAAATCCTTTGTGTCCTGTAACTAATATTTTCATTTGCTGTTCTCTATAATCTGTGTTGTTGAATATCCATCCACTGTAGGTATAATATGTACATCAGCTAAATTATGTCCTACTACGGTTTCAACAGTATAGTCACCACCTTTTACAATTAAGTTAGGTGCTATATGTTTAATTAACTCATAAGGAGTATCTTGTTCAAAAACGTGAACTTCGTCTACCCATGGTAATATAGATATTTGTTCAACACGTTTTTTTATGTTGTTTACTGGGCGATTATTGCCCTTTAGACGTTTTACACTTGCATCTGAGTTTATACCCACAACAAGTCTATCGCCTAAACTACGTGCTTCTTTTAGTAAATTAAAATGTCCTGTGTGCATAATATCAAACACACCATTTGTAAAAATTACACGCTCTTCAATATCATTGTGCGCTAGTGTATATGTGCCTACGTGCTGTACTGCACATCTAGAACCTTTTATAGCAATCTCTAAACATTTCATATAATCATAACTTTTAGTTAAGCCATATACAAATGCTGCTAAGAAACAATCGCCTGCTCCTGTAACATCTGATACTTCTACTTGTGCAACAGGAAGATTATAATCAACATCGTCTATACAAGCAACTACATTATCACTGGCATTAGTAGTAATGATATTGCCATTCCAATCACTAAATCCAAACTTAGTAAATTCACTATTATTAGGTTTTACTAACCATGCGTTTTTGTACTGAGTTGCATGTTCTTTAGGGTCTACAATAATTTTACAACCAAATTTATTAATATGTTCTATAATTTTTAAAGATTCATCTAGAACACCTTTGTTATAATCACTTAGTACTACATAATCATACTTAGAAAAATCACTACATAATACTTCATCTAAAACTACGTTTGAATTTGCATGTTTATCGTTGTCTATACGGGTTATGTAATGACCGTCACATATTATACGTGTCTTAATACTACGTGGTTGATTTGTTTTAAATAATGTAACATCAACTCCTAAACTTTTAAGATTCTCATATACAAGTCCTGCCCCTCCAAGTGTTTCAACTTCGCTCTTGTATGTAATTACAGGAACGGGGGCTTCGGGACTAATGCGTGAACTAGTACCGTAGATATACTTGTCGATGATTATGTCACCAAGAACTAATACTTTCATCTTTATATTATACTACGTTTGATGCGATATGTCAAGTAAATTTATGGTTTGGAATACAGTTTCTAATTTATTTAAATTTACTTTACTTTGTAATGTATTGCGTAAACCAAAATGTAATGGTTTTGGCCATTTGGTAAATGCACTCCATGCATAACCGTCATGTTCGTTATTAAGGGTAGGTATAAATTCAGATTGGACAACGCAAAGATATGTGTGGAAATAAAATTTACTATCTGCACTTATAAAACTTTCTAAAGGCAAAGTTTTTTTAATGTCTGGCAAAAAGCCAATTTCTTCTTCTATCTCTCTTGTTAAACCTTCGAATGGTGTTTCTAATCCTTCATTTGTGCCGCCAACTAGCCCCCACATGTTATTACGTTTGCCGTTTGCTCTATGTAAAAAAAGAAATCTATTTGTATCTAAAGTATAGAATAGTGCTCCACTACATGTAATCATATCTGTCATACATATAATTAGCCCGTTAGTGATATTCTCCATGTACCAATTGGATACTCGCCATCTATACTAAGTAGCCATTCGTTATCTCTAAATCTGTATTGAACGCTTGTGTTTAAATTAGTTGTGTAAGTTGTAGATGTAGCAGTGCTAGAATCAAACACAATATTCCATTTGTTTCCATCCCACTCAATTATATCATTTGCGCTTGCAACTAAGTTAGTATTATCAGCATTTTTCCAAGCCGATGCTCCTGATCCAGTAGTTTGATCACCAATACTTTCTAATAGTAATAACCTTAAACCTGAAGATTTTATCGAAGACGGATTAAAGTTAGTTGGATTTATAATGTAATCTATGGTAGTTCTACCATCTATAATAGTGTCACTTGGAAAACTATCCATGTCCCAATTTATTTCTAGTTTACCTTCGTCAAACGGATTATGTACAAACGTGCCTGTAATTGTATTACTATTTTCATTATTGTTTACATATATTCTACTAACGTCTGCCATATATGTTCCTGGAAGTGCTTCAAATATTTCATTCCAACTCTTCATTCCAACAACACCGTTATTAATTAATTGCGCACACGATGTTTCTAGGTATAAACCGTATTGTTTATAGTTTACGTTTGCTAGTTCCTTTGCTACAGCAGTTTGTGCTTTACGATTTTTATCGCCTCCTGTGAGTCCTGATAAGAAGTCAGTGCCTGCATTTGTAATAGGCCCACTTACACCATCTTCGATAGTACCTCTAGTTTCGTCAAACATGCTTGTTATAATATTGGTAATAACCCCCATTTTCTTAACTTTAGTCGGAGGACTAATGTATATTGGGATACTAAAAGTAAGTGTAGCAATATCAATTTCACTATCAACTCCTACAGGTACACTTCTATTTGACCATTGTACGTTTTCTAAATTTACAACAGTAATACTTGTCCAGTCAATAAAATTATCTGTAGTTTGCATTTCTAAACTTGGATTAAACAACACAAGTATTTGTTCAAGTAGTTGTAATTTTTGATCAGTATTTGTAGCCCATATATCAGCATTTACTCTCATCATATACGGAGTTGGTATTAATCGTTCTACCGTATAATTCTTTCCTTGATAGTTTAAATATTCGTCAGTCGTTTCGTCATATGCTCGTTCACGTATGTTTACTGATCTAGTATATGTTGCATCAGTTAATCTATCTCTATCTAATTCCAGCCCAGTAAGATACACTGCGATACGCGGCGCACTAGGAATTTTGTTTTCTGAATTTTCTCTAATAATATTTGCAACTTGTCTTGATAAATCGCCGTATGTTACAGGCACTTCTTTAGTTTTACCTTTACCATCCTTAACTGGAAAGTTGCTTAAAATACGCATCATTTGTGTTGTGTATCTTCTTATTTGTCCGTCATAAAAATGTAACATTAGTTATCTGCCTCTGGTGTACGTGGGCGCAATGCTTTAGATAAGCTTTGTCTTTCTTCTACAACTTCACCGTCTATGTTATTTGTATTAGTATTATTAATAAATTCTGTTTTATACGTTTGACGTTGTAGTGTATTACTTAGAGTCATTCTAATATCATCTTCTACTTTAACCCATCTTATACCGTCATATTTAAACATTCTATTTGGTAGGAAATCTGTACGTAAAAAATAATCACCTTCTTGATGATCTACAGGAAACTTAATACCAAAACCAAAAGGTGCTCCGTTTGGCGCATTGTCTCCTTGACCTACTAGATATCCTGTATACCCGGATCTATCAGGTCTATCAGTAACTTCGTCTGCATTTGTATTAACATTTGATGCATCGATATCGCCTTGGTCAGCAGTACGCAATGCAACACTTCCGTCCTCGTTTGTTGCTAAAGAATAATAATGACTAATATCAAAGCCGCTTTTAGGAGCATCAGCTTCTGCTTGTGCAACTACTGCATTTGAAATTTGCATTTCTTTTTCGTATGTTGATAATAAATCGCGTAATGTATTATCACTACCTTCTTCTGCAGGTAAATCTAATATTTCTGCAAATTCTTGCGAGTCTACTATTTGCTTTAATTTCAGTCTATATAAATGTGGATACCAAGTTTGTGAAAATCCTTCTGCTGCACGATTAACATCGTCTACCACATAAAATCTTTTCAATGCAAAAGCAGCATCATTAAGAGCGTATTCATCTTTTAAATGCGGTAATTCAATTACATCACCGCTCATAATTTTTCTGCCAAGTGTTTTTACACTACTGTTAATATGTATGGTCATAAACAATGTGTCATTGCTAAGAAACATACCAAACTGGCTTAAATCAAAATCTATATCTTGTACATTATATATTGCTCGCATTGTATAAATGTCAGGATCATATTTCCTGTCACGATTTTCTAAGAACAATAAATCTTGAATATTAGTTTCTGCAACAGCATCATATTCTGGCTGTGTAGCACTTCTGTCGTCATCTGACGGCACTTCAGTACCTAAGTATTTGTGTATGTTAATATCAGTTCCGCCAACAGTAAACATCTCTTGGATTTGTTTATCTAAGAAGTTGTAATCGTTTCCGCGTTCTGGTTTATATAAAGATATTCTCGGCATATATATATTTATCGATAAATACTATACGGAGAACTTGTATGGCAGAACTAGCAACACAAAAACAAGAAGTATATGATTATGTAAACACATTCCTTGGCGGAGGAATGATTGATGTTGAACTTGATCCAATACATTATAAAACTGCATTAGATAAGGCACTTTCTAGGTTTAGACAACGTAGTGATAACAGTGTTGAAGAATCGTATATGTTTTTAACAACGGTAGTAGACCAAAACGAATATATATTACCTAACGAAGTTATGGAAATTCGTAAGTTATTCCGTAGAAGTATAGGTTCTAGATCAGGCGGTGGAGATGGTGGCAGTTTATTTGAACCGTTTAATTTAGCATATACAAACACTTATTTGTTATCTGGTTCTAAAATGGGCGGCCTAGCAACTTACGATATGTTTTCACAGCATCAAGAACTTGTTGGCAGAATGTTCGGCAGTTTTATTGAATTTAAATGGAACCCAACGAGCAAAAAATTAACATTATTACAACGTCCAAGAGCTGAAGAGGAAATATTATTGTATGCATACAATTATCGTCCCGATAACGAGCTATTAAACGACTACTTAGCATCACAATGGATTAAAGACTATACACTAGCAGCTTGCAAATATATGTTAGGGGAAGCACGTTCAAAGTTTGCAACTATTGCAGGCCCACAAGGTGGATCAACTCTTAATGGCGATACATTAAAAGCAGAAGCGCAACAAGAAATGGACAAGTTAGAACAAGAAGTATCACTAGCTGTACCAGGCGGCGTTGGCTATAGTTTTGTAATTGGTTAAAAAACACTTGACAACTTCTTAAAACTAAGCTATACTACACAGTATACTTTAAGGAGAATCCTTTGCTACCCAAACTATTAATTGTAGGACACGGCAGACACGGTAAAGACACTGTTTGCGAATTACTTGAAAATTACAATTATTCTTTTCAATCTAGTAGTAAGTTCTGTTCTGAACTTTTTATCTTTAATGATCTTAAAGATCAATACAATTATAAAGATGAAGAAGCATGTTATGCTGACAGGCATAATCATCGAACAGAATGGTATAATATGATTCATAACTATTGCAAAGATGATTTAGCTAAATTAGGGCGTAACTTATTTGCTAAACACGATATATACTGCGGCCTGCGTAACAAGCGTGAATTCTTTGCTATGCAAAATGAAGAACTATTCGACTATGCAATTTGGGTTGATAGGACAGATCATTTGCCCTCTGAAGATTCTAGTTCAATGAGTATTGAACAGTGGATGTGTGACTACACTATTGATAATAACGGAGACTTAAAAAGACTAGAGCAAAACGTAGATATTTTAATTAAGACTATTTTTAAAAATCAGGACGTAAGTCTCCCTGCTTCCAATGAACGCCGTCTTTTTGCATAATGCGCTGACAGTTAGCACAAATAGTTTTTAGATTATTAGGTCGACAGTTATTTAAATCACCGTCAATATGAAATACATTAAATTGTTCTTCGTGTTTTGATTTGAACCCGCACTTTTCACATTCAGTTTTCTTTTCATAACCACGTTGTTTCCATTTTGGAATACCGTGCCCTAAACCGTGCTTCAAACAAATCTCACATAGCTTTCTATAGTAAGTTCTGTTATTCTTTTTATAATTTATAGCGGCCGGTCTTTCACCGCATTGGCATAAAGGTCTCATATTGTATTTACCTCACCTTTTTTATCCCTTTTTTTAGCTAATTATAGCTATGATTTTGTTCTGGATAGCTAAATACATACAGCGAAACATAATTCCAACAGGAGAACAAAACATGGCACTAGTATCACCAGGAGTAGAAGTCAATGTAATTGACGAGAGCTTCTACACACCAGGGGCAGCAGCTACAGTTCCAATGGTATTTGTCACAACAGCGACAAATAAAACAAAGGCATCTGGCAGCGGCATTGCACAAGGAACATTGGCAGCAAATGCTGGCAAACCATATCTCGTAACAAGTCAAAGAGAATTAGGCGACTTGTTTGGAGATGCATTATTTGAATCGGATGCAAACGGCAACATGGTTCATGGAGGAGAGCTAAATGAATATGGACTTAATACTGCATACTCATTACTTGGCGTATCTAACAGAGCATATGTTGTAAGAGCAGACTTAGATTTATCAGAACTTGCTGCAAGTGCAACTGCACCAGGCGGCGAACCAGCAGACGGTGCTTGGTGGTTTGATACACTAAACACAAAGTTGGGTATTTTAGAATGGAATGGTGAAGCTATTACAACTAGCGGCGGCCAATCATTTACAGCAGTTACAACAAAAGTAATTACTGAAACTACTGACTTAGTTGGAAATGTTGCAACAGGTATTCCAAAAGGATCAGTAGGCGCAATTGGAGACTTTGCTCTTAACGCTGCAGCTGATTCTAACAAACTATATTATAAAGCATCAGGTAACGCAACAGGTGTTACTGCAGGCGAATGGGTGACAGTTGGTAGTAATAAATGGATGGCAAGCCATGCAACAGTCAAAGGTACTTCACGTAATCCAACACTTGTAAACGGTGACGAAATTGTAATTAACACAGTGACAGTGACACTAGCTGGAACTACAATTGCTAATTTAGCAAGCGATATCAATGGTGCAGGCATTACAGGTGTAAGTGCAGCGGCAGTAGACGGCGTATTAGAAATTTACGGTGATTCGACTGCAACTTCAAACGGTAGCGATGCAGACGGAAAGATTGTAGTTGGTGGCGGACAAGGTTCACTTACAGGACTTGCTGACTCAGCAGCTGGCGGCTTAGGAATTGAAAACGGTACGTATAGTGTACCAAGATTAACTATTGCTCCGCATACAAGTGTACCTACTTATAAAACTGGCGACACAACACCAGCACCAACCGGTAGCTTATGGATTAAAACTACAGTACCAAACGGTGGCGCTAACTGGAGAGTCAAGCAATATAGCACAGATACACAACTTTGGAATAATGTTAATGCTCCGTTATATACGAGCAACCAATCTGCGCTAATGGCATTAGATAAAACAGGTGGCGGCGAAAATTTACTTGCAGACGATTTATACATAAGAGTAAATATTGATGAGGAAACACCAACTGTAGCAAACTATAAAATTCATTATAGAGCCGCAGTAGGCGCTACTTCAATTGTATCTGACAAAATTGTTTCACAATTAACAGCTGGCACAAAAGCATTTACAATTGCTGAAACAGTAAAAAATTCTGCGACACTTGCAAGTAAAGCTGTAACTAACGTAGTTATTAACGGCACAACAGCAGATGCAGATACTATCGCAGGCGCTATTAACGCTGCTAACTTTACAAACGTTGTATCGTATGTAAACGCACAAAACAGAGTTGTTATTGAGCACAAGTTAGGCGGAGATTTCCGTATTATAGATACAGATGGTCTTTTAAATGAAATGGGATTTGCTGGTCTGACTGCTAACGAAAGCAATAGAGATCTTGCTACAGCAAACTTATATGTTGCACCAACAGGCGATGCTACGCATAGTTTAGTTGCTTCTAACTGGAAGCCATTAACATACACTGCATCACCAGCAGAGCCATTAGCACTTACATCAGATGGACAGCGTTGGTATAGCTCAACAGTTGACGATGTTGATATTATGATTCACAATGGTACTACATGGGTAGGTTATCAAAACTACAATGCAGACTATGCAGACACAGACCCAAGTGGTCCAATTGTAAGTGCATCTAAGCCAACAAAACAGTCAGATACAACACCGTTAGTAGATGGAGACATATGGGTTAGCACAGCTGACTTAGAAAACTATCCGCTAGTGTATCGTTATAATGGCACATCAACTGACTGGGTATTAGTAGATAAGTCAGACCAAACTACTGAAGCAGGTATGCTATTTGCAGACGCACGTTGGTCTACAAGCGGCGGAAGCGCAGCAGGCCCATATGCAGCAGCAGCAATTGTTGATTTACTTGATAACGATTACTTAGATCCAGATGCTCCAGATCCTGCACTATATCCAAAAGGAATGTTGCTATGGAACACACGCAGAAGCGGATTTAATGTTAAGAAATTTGTATTAAATTCAATTGATGTTGCAGGTTCAAATCAACGTTTTGAAGTAGATGATCCACAAAGTTCAGATCCAGCAGACGTTATTGATCAACCTATGGGTAGTTACTATCCACATAGATGGGTAACTGACTCAGGAAACAATGCAGATGGCTCAGGCACATTTGGACGTCATGCACAGCGCAAGAGTGTCGTACAAGCACTACAGGCTATGGTTAACAGCAATCAAGATATACGTGACGAAGAAAGTCGCCAGTTTAACTTAGTTGCTACGCCAGGATATCCTGAATTGATTGGTGAAATGGTTACACTTAATTATGACAGACGCTTAACTGCTTTTGTTGTAGGTGATACACCATTACGCTTAACACCAGATGCTACATCATTAAATGAGTGGGCTAATAACGTAAGAGGCGCACTAGAAGATAATGATTTAGGTGGTGTATCTAAAGACGAATATTTAGGTATGTACTATCCAGCAGGCTTTTCAAGTGATAACTTTGGAAACAATGTTGTAGTTCCAGCATCACATATGGCACTACGCACACTTGTACTTAATGACCAAGTAGCATTCCCCTGGTTTGCTCCAGCAGGTACAAGACGCGGCGGCGTAACAAATGCTTCAAGTTCAGGTTTTATTAATGCTGAAGGAGAATTTGTAGGTGTTGCTCTTAACACAGGACAGCGTGACACGTTGTACTCAGCACAAATTAACCCAATTACGTTTATTAGCGGAGCAGGGTTAGTTGTATTTGGTCAGAAAACTAGAGCAAGAAATGCTTCTGCACTAGATAGGGTCAATGTAGCACGTTTGGTTGTTTACTTACGTGGACAATTGGAACTACTTGCAAGACCTTATTTGTTTGAACCAAATGATAAAATTACACGTGACCAAATTAAATCTGCAGCTGATCAGTTGTTAATTGAATTGGTTGGACTAAGAGCATTATATGACTTCTTAGTTGTGTGTGACGAATCAAACAATACTCCTGCGAGAGTAGATAGAAACGAGCTGTATTTGGATATTGCAATTGAACCAGTAAAAGCAATTGAATTCATTTACATTCCATTAAGACTTAAGAATACAGGAGAAATTGCAGCTCTGGGATAATATGCGTACTTTATAGAGTGGGAGAAATCCCACTCTTAAATTGCATAAATACAACTGTAACAGGAGAACAAGAATGCCAATTACAACATTAACAAATATTTCGATTCCAACAGAAGATGGTGGCGGAAGCAATAGTTCACTACTCATGCCTAAATTACAATACCGTTTTAGAGTATTGTTTGAAAATTTTGGTACAACAGGTGGTGCTGACGGCATCCGTGAAATTACAAGACAGGTAGTTGATGTAACTCGTCCAAACTTAACGTTTGAACAAATGACTATCGATGCTTATAATTCAAGAAGCTATCTTGCTGGTAAACACACATGGGATCCAATTACAATCACTTTACGTGAAGATGCAAATAACAATGTACAGAAAATCATTGGTCAGCAGCTTCAAAGACAGTTTGACTTCTTTGAACAATCAAGTGCTGTATCAGGCGGTACATATAAGTTTATTACAAAAATTGAAATCTTAGACGGCGGCAACGGCGCCAACGGTTCAAACGTAATTGATAGATTCCAACTAGTAGGTTGTTATCTAGAATCAGCAAATTATAATACACTAGCATATGCTACAAGTGATGCAGTAACTACAACACTTTCTATTCGTTATGACAACGCTATCCAGTATGGCGCAGACGAGCAGTTTACTGGAGTTGGTGAAGTAGTAAGCAGAATTGCAGCAGACGGCGTAGGCGGTACTCAAGTAACTGGCTAATAGCTTAGTAATTGGGTATCTTGTAATTTAAGAAGCAGGGGTCAAATGATTCCTGCTTTTTTATTATATACGCACCTAATAAGTGAGGATAAATATTAGTATGAGCTTTTTCAACAACTATTTAGATAATCAAGCGTTAAACACTCACTTGCGTGACGCACAACATGCACATAATCTTTTTAATGAGTATGGGCATATATTTGCACCTAAAACAAAGTTTCTTTATCATGTTGTTTTTGAAGTTACCGATGATGTAAGTATTGGTTCAAATATGAAACAATTTCAAAAACAAATCGGTGTATTAGTAAAGTCCGCAGATTTGCCTGGTTTTAGAGCAGATATACAAAATAAACAACAGTACAATCGCAAGAAGAATATGCAGACTAGACTAGATTATCAAGATGTTAATCTTGTATTACACGATGATAATTTAGGCGCAACTAGAGCAATGTTAGAAGAGTACTATAGATTTTATTTCCAAGACGGAAATCATTCATTAAGTTCGTCTACATCTACTACTGATGGAAGTTTTGCACCAAGAGACAAGTATTCGCCACGTACACCAAATTATGGATTAAATAACTTTTACGATAAACCATTCTTTTCAACAATAAAAATATATCAACTGAGTTTACAAAATTGGTTCAGTTATACTCTTGTTAATCCTTTACTTAGTTCGTGGAACCATGGAGGAGTTGATAGCTCAGACGGTAGTAGTTTTAATGAAAACTCAATTTCTATTGCTTACGAGTCTGTTATGTATGATAACGGAATAATAGGAGAAAATAGTGAACCTACAAACTTTGCTGATCCCGAAACACTGTACGACAATACATTTAGTCCTTTAACAACTAGTCAAGGCACTGCTAATATAGCTGATCTTATTCTTACTCCTGTTTTACAGAAAATAACTGATATATTACCTTTTAAAAGTCCCCTTGTAAAATCAGTTGTAGCAGGCGTTGCTAGTGATTTTTTAACAAGTACAATTTTCAAAAATACAGCAACTAGACCTAGATCTTCAAGCACTATTCCCGGATATTTTACTCCTGTTAGGGATCAACAAAATAACTTTGTTCCGGATGTTAGACTACCTGCAAGTAGAAGAACAGGAGATCCTGAATCAACATGGAATAGATTAAGTAACAACCCTGAAGCATTTAATAGCTTTCTTGCTAAAGTACTTAACACAGGATTTGTTGAAGACCTAGACTTTCAAGGATACAATCAATTATCACCAGACCAAAAAAATATTATATTATCTGACATACAATCAGCAATATTTGCCGGCGACTTTAAATTATTTAATTTTATGAAAAGCGCCTTAGGAGAATAATATGGCATTAAGTAGTAATCCCCAACAGCCTACACAAGAAGAAACTCAAGTTATTTTTAATAATTATTTTAAAGACCCAATTTCTTATAATGCAAGTGATGTAAGTGCAGTAGTAGGATATTTTCTAAAAAGAGGTTTTGACAAAGTATCAGCAATCAACACAGCAGCAATATTTTTACAGCAAGCACAAATAGATCAAGTTCCTGTATACGTCTTGTTAGATACATTAAAGGGCTTAAAAGAAATTGAACTTACTGATGTTGTATCTCAAATATTAAACTTGTATAGGAAGAAAACATCTACATTAGGTTATAAAACTTCTGCAGAAACTTCACTTTTTGATGAGAGAAATGTTGTTTACTAATGTCAAGATTTGCCCAAGGAAAGTACAATCTTAAAAACCCGGACAAATATGTAGGTACTAAATCACCAACATATAGATCAGGATGGGAATTTACATTTATGAAATTTTGCGATGAGCACCCAAGTGTAAGTCAATGGGCAAGTGAAGCAATACGTATTCCTTATAGAAATCCATTAACGGGTAAACAAACCATATATGTACCTGACTTTTTTATTGCATATAATGATAAAGGAGGGAAACAGCGAGTAGAACTTATAGAAGTTAAACCGTTAAGTCAAGCAAGACGAGATAAATTAGGAAACAGCAAACATAATCAAGCTCATTATGTAGTAAATCAAGCAAAGTGGGAAGCAGCAAGAGCATGGTGTAAACAAAAACGAATATTATTTAGAATCGTTACCGAAGAAGATATATTTCATAATGGTCGCAGACGATAAATAATAGTAGTATATAATGGATTGGAACCATGACTAAAAAATTAGAAGATTTATTAAATTTGCCTGATTCTAAAGAAATAATAGAACAAGCGGAAGAACAAGAAGCAGATCAAAGAATGCACGAAATAGAAGAAAAGAATAAAACTATGCGTGACATTGCTGAATTTGACAAAATTAGTTCTGCATTACCTGCTGTTAAAGGCTTAGGTGAAATGGCAGATAAAGAGCTTAACGATATTGCTGACAAAGCTATGCAAGCGTATGAAGATCTAATGGATCTAGGAATGAATGTAGAAAGTCGATATAGTGGTAGAGTATTTGAAGTAGCTGGCGGTATGCTTAAAACAACACTAGATGCAAAAACAGCAAAGCTTGATAAAAAATTAAAAATGATTGAGCTACAATTAAAAAAAGAAAAGCAGGATAAAGATTCAGGTACCGGTGACAGCGACATAGTTAACGGGGAAGGCTATGTAGTCACTGATAGGAATAGCCTATTAGAAAGATTAAAAGGCTTGGATAAAGATAAATAATATATAACAATAGGATCAGTGCGCAATGAGATCATTTAAAGAAATACTTACAGAGTCAAAAAAGACTTATGAATTTAAAATAGGAGTTGCTGGAGATTGTCCAGACGACTGTGTAGATAAATTAGAAACAGCTCTAAAGAAATTTAGTGTAGTTAATATGACAGCAGGCAAAAAAACTCCAATCCAGGAACGTCCATTAGATTTCCCTCAATTACAAAATATGGAAGTTACGTATTTTGAAGCTGAAGTAGAATATCCAACTACAAGCCAAGTGTTACAAGAATATTTAGGTAGATGTTGCGGTGTTGACCAAAGTTATATAATTGTTAGAAATACAAATGATCCTAGAGAAGAATATCAGGAAACAAAAGACGATACACCTTACGAATCAGTATTAAATACCGAAGACATGGGCGGTGAAAGCGCACAAGCTGATGTTGCCGGTGAGCGTGTAATGAGCTTGCTTAAAGAATTAGAAACAGCACGTAAAGAAAGAGATCATGAACCATCTGCAGGCGCCCCAAAAGGCGAATCAACGGATATTGAGATGGAAGAAAATACTAAAGCAGTTGTAGGAGGCTAACAACATGGATATGAAAAAACTTATAAAACAGATGACAGATATAGAAACATCTGAAACATCTAAAAGAACTGAATTAAACGAAGCCGCTACAATTTCTATTAGTGCAGAAACAGGCGCCGAAATTAGTGATATGATTGCAGCAATGCAAGGAAATGCAGGCATGCAAGACAAACCAGCTGCTCCGGCACCAAGTTTAGGAATGCGTGGAGACATGGAAAAGTTTCGCACAGCAATGGGAGACGACCCGGATATTCCAGGTAAAGATGACGTAGAAGGCGATGAAGATTTAAAAGCTGGCTTAATGGGAGCATTAGCAGGCGGAGCACTTGGAGCAGCAGTTCCGGGCGCAAGCGCTGCACTCGGCGGCATTGGCGGGCTAGGCGGCGGAGCACTTGGTGGCGCAATAGGTGGCCCGGGTGGCGCAGCATTAGGTTCTAAGATTGGCAGTGCTATTGGCAAAGCAGCACCTAGTGCAATTGGTGCTAAACTAGGTGATAAACTTACCGGTGAAGAAGTTAGTGATTGCAATTGCGATAATGATCCGTGCGACTGTGCTGAAAAAGAAGGTTACGATAACGAACCTGATGCACAATACGGTGACATGAGCGATGCTATTCCAGATGGCAACGACTTAAACCGAAAAAAGAAAGCATATGCTGCTACACAACTAGGTGACAATCCAATGGCTGTTGAAACTGTAAAACAAAGACTTATGGCAGCACTTAGTGAAAAGAAAGCAAAGCCAGACTTTCCAGACTTAGATGGCGACGGCGATAAAAAAGAACCAATGAAAAAAGCTATTGCTGATAAAAAATCTAAAAAAGGTACAGATGAAAGCGGTCAAGTAAAAGATTGTCCAAAATGCGGTGCACCAGGTAAAAAGAAATTAATGGCGTGTTCAAGCTGCGGTTGTAGCTAAAGTATCCCCCAAATAAATCAATAGGCTCTTCGGAGCCTATTTTTTTCTATAAATAGTTTTATGTCAAAGAGTTTAGATGGCGTATTAACTAAAAAAGCTAATACCAAAGAAACATTTACAGAAGAACAAATTGCTGACTTACTAGCATGTACAGATCCTGATGAAGGATACTTATACTTTGCTAAGAAGTTTGCTTTTATACAGCATCCTGTACAAGGTAAGTTGTTGTTTGACCCCTATGAGTATCAATTACGTTTGATGCACAGTTATCACAGCTATCGTTTTAACATAAACATGATGCCTAGGCAAACGGGCAAGACAACTTGTGCTGCAATATATCTAGCATGGTATGCTATGTTTAATCCAGATCAAACTATTCTTATTGCCGCACACAAGTATACAGGGGCGCAAGAGATTATGGCCCGCATACGCTATGTTTATGAAACGTGTGAAGATCATATTAGGGCAGGCGTTACAAGTTACAACAAAGGTAGTATAGAGTTTGAAAATGGTAGTAGGATTGTATCACAAACAACTACTGGAAATACTGGACGTGGTATGAGTATTTCATTACTATACTGTGACGAGTTTGCATTTGTGCAGCCTAACATCGCAGAAGAATTTTGGACTTCAATATCTCCTACACTAGCAACAGGTGGTCGTGCTATTATTACTAGTACACCTAATTCAGACGAAGATACATTTGCTACTATATGGAAACAAGCAGAGCAAAAGTTTGATGCACATGGTAATGAGCAAGAACTTGGCACAAATGGATTTCATAGTTTTGTAGCAGAATGGCAAGAACACCCGGACAGAGACGAAGCGTGGAAAGAAGCTGAAATTGGTCGTATTGGTGAAGAGAAATTTAGACGCGAATACGGATGTGAATTCCTAGTATTTGACGAAACGCTTGTTAATAGTATAAAACTTAGTGCAATGGAAGGCACTTCTCCCATACTAAACATGGGGCAAACACGTTGGTATAAAAAGCCTACAAGTCAATACACTTATTGCATTGCACTTGATCCATCGATGGGTACCGGAGGTGACTATGCAGCTATACAAGTCTTTGAATTACCAACATATGAACAAGTAGCAGAATGGCAGCATAATCAAACTGCTATACCAGGACAAATACGTGTGCTTGCAGACATATGTAAATATATTGACGACCAAACAAAAAATCCACAAGGTATATATTGGAGTGTAGAGAATAACGGTTTAGGCGAAGCTGCACTAATTGTCATAAATGACTTTGGTGAAGAGAATATACCAGGATTATTTGTAAGCGAGCCAATACGTAAAGGACATGTACGTAAGTTTAGAAAAGGCTTTAATACTACACATAGTACAAAAGTTACAGCATGTAGTAGATTAAAAACAATGGTAGAAAATGATAAAATGATTATACGTAGTAAACCTTTAATATCTGAACTTAAAGGATTTGTTGCAACTGGTTCGAGCTATCAAGCAAAGAGCGGAATGACTGACGATCTTGTTAGTGCTACATTATTATCATTGAGGATGATGACTGTATTAAAAGATTGGGATCCGAGAGTGTATAGTACATTCACACAAGCCGAAGATTTAGAAGACTATGAAGCACCTATGCCAATCTTTATAAGTACCAACTATTAGATAAATACAATATGCAGAAACTAGATAACATAAGCCAAGATTTGTTTAAGAAACTGAGAAGCAGATTTCCTAATATGACTATAGGAGATCAAGCAGGGACAGTAACTAATAATCCTGGAGAAGCAAGATTTTTTGATTTTGCGTATACAAATGACGGAACACCTATTGGAAAAGTAAGTGTAAGCATAGACGAAAACGAAGGTTTAGTTGTGCTTTATTCAAATGACATAGTTGAATATCAAGATGATATTACTAAAAAGAATTGGTTTAATTTTCTCAAAGAATTAAGAATTTTTAGTAAAAAAAGAATGTTAGACTTTAGTGTAAGAGATATTAACAAATCAAATTTAACAAAAAAAGATTATAATTTTTTAGCAAAAAATCGTACTGGGGACGGTAAAATGAACGAAACAAAACTCTATGGAACTAGCCGCATTAGTTATCAAAATGTAGGCGAAGCACGTATAATGATTAAACACACAGAAAGTGTTGATCAAGAAAGTACAATTGGACGTACAAGAAATATTGGTAAGATTTATATTGAATCACCAGACGGAGAAAGATTCCGTTATCCATTTAAACACCTAAGTGGTGCTAGAGCAATGGCAAGACACGTTGCTGAAGGTGGAAACACATATGATGACTTTGGCAAACATATTGTAGGTTTATCAGAAGAGATGGCAAAACTGCGTAAGTTTAAAAACTATATGGGTCGTTCAGCTGTAATGGCAGAAAGTTTATCAGGATATTTAGATATTGTAAAAGAGCGCATTTCTACAGTTAAAAAAACAATAGAGTCATTACAAAAGCCAGGTTATTATAAGCAAACATTTGAAGCATTTGAAACTCCAGTATTAGAAGATGTACCAAATGACGTTGCTGAAAATTGGATCGACGAACTTACTATTAGACAGTTTAACGAAGAATTGCAAGATATCTTTCCGTACATTTACAACTTAGTAAAAGAAGGAACAAAGGCTGTAGAACTAGGGCCAGAAGAATTGGTTGACGAAGCAAGCAAAGGCATTGAAGCAATGAAAAAAGCAGGCAATGCAAAAG